ACCAGCACTGAAATTATTTGTAGTTGTATAATTTGACTCCCACCTAGAACTTAAAGAAGACAATGTACTAACTGTTGTTTGGTATCTACTACTGTTACTATTAACAAAACTATATACACTTGACCACGATGCACTATTAGCTGTCATTGTTGTATATGTGCTTGTCCAAAGAGGCGCCGCTGTGCTATTTGTTAGAATAAACCCTGGACCCCAGACGCCCCCTGATTTAGGGCCGTAAATAGCATAGATTGAAGTATCAATATAAAAATCACCATTAACACCTAATGAAGCAGATGGCGTACCAACACCATTGCGCACTGTATTCCCTGGCTCTCCCTTGCAGAGAGCTGTAATTGCTGGTACGTTTAAAGATAATGTTGCTGCAATATTAGGCATATTAGTATTTAATTATATTTTAAAGTTTTCTACCATTTTTAAAAGCTAGAAGTACCATAATTAATCGTTATATAATCATCTCCGCTCTGTAAAGGAGCTGTTCCATCAGGTGTTATTAAAATAAGAGGTGGTAGATAATTATAAGGAGGTGCATTTTCTATGCTGATAGAATCGTAAAGTGATAGTGTTGCTGGGTTTGGCACCTGACCAAGATAGGTCGCTCCATAATAAGTCCACAACGTAGTAGATGGTATACCGGAGAGTGATGTAAATATACCGTTAACATTAAAGTTTTTAATAGAAAAACATGTATCTATTAAACCGGTAGCGAAAGATAAACAACAACAAACACTCACTGGCCAATCTTCTGGTAATGAAGTATTAACATAGCTGGTATAACTTGTATCTTCAGGGTGCTGACAATCTATAATAAGCGTTTTACAAAAATCTGTTAGTCTAATTCTCATTTTATAGAATTTGACTTCATCATATGTTTGTACTTGTTGATATAGAGAAAGTGGTTTACTATATGCCGATAAAGATAAATCATTCGACGTATAATATTTTGAATACAATCTATTTTGTGAGCCGCGAACAGAAATACTATTAGGTGTGCCTATAGTTGAACCATCAGGACCAAAAGCTGATGTACCATAATTACCTGTTATATCAAACCCAACACCTAACTGACCACCATTAACACCGAAAAAGGTATCTTGTTGTGAATTATTAACACTTGCTGATATACCTATTGTCGAAGAATAACACAGACCAGGTCCCGGTCCACCACCTGATAAACATTTAGCAAAAGTATCATAGAAAAACACACAAAACCCCTCACTGCCCGATACTTCTGATCCGTAGCATGCATATTCAAACGATATAACTATGTCCTTGGTAGTATCAAGGAAAGGTGATAAGTATATAGTGCCCGCTACTGCATTTGGCGGCAAAGCGTATAATTCCATAGTAGTTTCTACTATTACTTATACATTTTTTACTGTTTCTCAATTATTAGTAAAAGGTTTGAGAAAAAGATCCCATTCTTTAATCCTATGTTTATTCCGAATATAGTATGTAACCGGCATTTCTTTTGGTGGTTTAGGTGTTTTTAATAGTTTTAACCCTGCCTGCTCAGGTGTACGACCAGCTTTTTTTGAATTTACATCTTTATGAGCTAAAACACAGTTCGCCCATGTAGTTTCACCGCCTTGCTGTTTAGGAATTACATGATCTATATTACCCTCACCTGGTTGCAGTTTTTTACCAGTATATTGACATACTCCACCATCACGTAACCAGATATTTTTATTAGAGAACCTTGGTCTTTTTTTAGGTACCCTATCAAAATTACATAATACTATTACTTTAGGTATTTTAATATTACCTCTTACTGTTTTAATATAGTGATCATTGTCATTTACTGGCAATTTAATCCAGTCAGCCCACTTAAGCGGAACCATATGATCTTCACCTCTAATATCTAATCCTGTTGCGGTATCTGAATACATCATTGATAATGCATCAGCAGGTGTTTTAATATGAATAGCCTGCCAACCGCGATTTAAAACTAAAACTGTATCTTTTGTAAGATGCGACATACAAAAATATTTACTATAAATTACGGTTGCTTCTCTTCATCTTCATCAGGATCAAAACCAAAACGCTTAATTGCTTCTTCTTTACACAGAGTCACACACCAGCCTCTTGAATATAGTTTACCAGGCTTTCCTGTGACCTCACAAGTCTTAGAAGAAAGATATTCACAAAAATCTATAGCACTTTCAATTGTATCGGAATACCTGCTAAGGTTTTTATAGAGCTCATCCGTGTCTTTAAGCTCGAATCCAAGTTCTGCATAATTCAGCTCACCAAAATGCCAATACACCCGGAGAGTACCGTACTTCTCTTTGATTTGGTCAAAAACAACATCCGGACAATAGAAGTTAACATACTCACCATCATTTTTCTTTATGAAATAAGAGCGATTTTTCTGAAGGTTTGTAATGAACCCGCAAAGGTTATCGAGAATATCAAACCACCCGTCACCGCACTCACACCCAAAACAGATAAGAGTCTCTTTTGGTGACATGTTTATGTTTTTAAAAAGCTTAGGATACTTTTCGATTAGTTTATGTTCTAGTTCTTGTTTCATTTTTCTTTCTCTTTCTCTTTCAATTGTTCTTCATATCCCTTTATCCAGTCGTGCACTTGATCGAAAGACCAATCAATTGTTTTTGGAACAGAATCATTAAACTCTTTGTATAATTCTTTAAAATCACCCCATAATCTTGCATCTATATTACAGCAAGGAGCACCTCCTCCAAAGAGCACTAGTGACTCATCTACTAATTCGTAGTATTCTTTATTTGTCATTCCAGCCATATTAGTGACGCGAGATTAGAAGTGCAAGCTTAGATTTATTACCCGTACCTTCTTCATATTTACCATAGTACCATTTAGGATTAGAATTTGGCCTTATAAATTTTTGATGCAAATTAGCAACTGGATCAAAACCGTCTTCGTATCCATTAACAACGATTTCAATATCTGGATCAAGCCGTAAAAGGTGTTCTGTAAGCTCCTTAACTGTCATATCTTAATGTTTCGTTATTTGTTAAACCTGTAACCCGGGAAGAAAGCTTATACTTCTTTGGATTCTCTTGAGGTATAGGCTTTGTAGTCATCCTGCCATCTATAATTATACCATAATCTTTCTCTGTATCAAGGTTCCAACTTTCATAGGGTTGATTCATACCCAGACATTCAGGCTCACGACATCTTGTGTGCCCAACGATCTGTTTACCAATAGCTTCTGAAGCCTGAAACTCGTTGTTCCAGTCAAGCCATAACATACCACCTGTATTGCAGTCACCGCCTCTGCAGTAACCAGCTCCTGAAAGGAGATAGTTGTGAGGGCGAGTAAAGTCCCTAAAGTTCTTCCAAACAACAGGGATAATCTTTTCAATAAGATCTTCTGGAGTCATTCCGTAAGGTATATGCTTATCAGATACCCCAGCATGAGACAAAGTAAACCCTTGTGTACGATGAACAATTTTAAAATGTTCAGTAAAGAACTCGTCTTTAAGTCCGCGGTCAAAGAACTGATGACGGAACTTTTTAGCCTTTGAAGCTGTAAAGCCTGAACAATAATATTTTACCGTTTTGGAAATTCTATTAGAAGAGTAGTCCTTATTTTCGTGAATATATGAAATGTCGTGGTTGCCTATTAAAAATACGAACTTATCCTTATTAGGGTGATCTAAAACAAGATGCCGCAGATACTCACATGTCTCTTCAAAACCGGCTACTTTAGGTGGTTCATAAAACGAATCGAAATAATCTCCGAGAAAGACAACTTCATCGTAATCTGTCTCAGTATTAAGAATATGTCTGACTGATTTAACACGCTGATGAATATCAGGTATAACTATAGTTTTCATTTTAACTCTTTTAAGATCTTATCTAATTCTTCTGATGTAACTTTTTTGTAGACAGTATTATCTTTTTTTGGACCAGAAAACTCAAGCAAATATTTGAACCAATAGATAGAAAACTTCCAGTATTTGCCGCCATTAAAAAAAGAAAAGCGTGGATATGCTTTTAAATGAAATAAAGGCACCCAGTCAAACCAAATGTTAATTGGTCCAATTTTCATGTCCAGAGATGCCTCCGCCACTTAACAAGCTCGATTAAAACCTTAGTGTCTTTATCTTCCATTTCCTGTTCCAGCTTTTCAACCTTCTTGTAGTTAGGATAGGCATTGCCAATTTGCTTCTCTAGTACTTTGCGGTATGAGGTAATATAGATATAAGCCCACTCAAGCCATGTAGTAAATTTTAAAGCATCCCCACCTGTACCTTCCCAGTCTACGATCCCTGCCTTATATTCATCTTCGTAAAAAGATTTGATAATCTCAAAATTAACTTCTTGAAGAACATGATCAAGGTCCATCCAATGACGAGGTACTGCCTTGCGGATTCGAGAATGCTTAGGTGCCCAGATGGTCTTAACCTTCATCCAATAAAATTCTCTAATCTGATAAGGAATGCGTCTAATAATTTCGTCCTGAATAAACCAACCAACACGGTCTTGCCAAGTAGATTTATAACCCAACCAATCTGGAGGTCTAACAGAGTTAATGCTGCTTTTAAGTTTTTTAATCATTTGTCTAATATCAATAATAGTTGAATTTTAGGTATTATCAAGCTATAAATTATTTTATGCAAGAAAGCCAATTTGAAGGAGCGGGATTTATTTTTTTGACAACATCTAATAAGGTTTTATTGCTCCAAAAACCAAATAAAAATTGGACGTTTCCCGGGGGTCATGCTGAATTATATGAAGAACCTAAAGAGACAGCAATGAGAGAGTGTATGGAAGAAATAGGTGTAATACCCAAAGGAGAAATTTTAGGTTATTTTAAATATATAAAACCTGATACAAAGGGTAAATGTTTTTCTTTTTTAATGAAAATAAAAAAAGAATTTATTCCAATTCTATCCTCTGAACATATTGATTATCGATGGATTCAAATAGCAGAGCTTAAAAAAATAAAGCTTTCGAAGTCTGTTCGACAGGCTATAGCAGAATTATTCAAGTACCTCAAAGGACGATAAATCGCGCTCCGGATACTTTAACCCATTGTCCACAATATACTGATCCAATTCTTCTTTGGTATCTGCAACTGCTAAAGTTTCTACAACTGTCCAAAGACCTCCACATTGTTGAGGCTCCATAAGAATCTCTTTAGAACTCTCTTGATAAAGTAGAATCCATTTATCTTGATCGACTTCAACCGCTGCTTTTGAATATACATTAATCATAATATTATGGTAAGTTAACAGTCACATCCCATGGAAATCCACTTAGCCCTGATTGTACAGTTGCAAGTCTTCCAAATCTAGCTAAATTCTGATAAAATCTAAATCCATCATTAGCATTAGTAGTTCTTCTCATAGTAGCTGTTCCTGTGCCTGTAACAAGAGTTGGTGAATCTGTTGCTACAGTATATCTAAACTGATTTGCATTAATAGAAGATATAGCAAATGTTCCTGTAAATACACTTTGAAGACCTGTGATTGTCACTAGACTACCATTTGGGTGATTGTGGTTTGTTACATTAGCTGTAACAGTTGTACCGAGAGTAGTAAAATTCGAACCGGTTAATGTAGTAGTAAACCCACCTGTATAGCTTGGAGCAAAATTTCCTGTACCACCTAAAATAAGGATTCTTGGGTCTGCAGTTCTTGTTGTTGCATCAAATGTTGATAGAATAGTGTTTACTGTAGTTCGGGTTAGTTGATTATTTTGCGCTTGAAATTCTCCAAGAGTATTAGAAACAGAACCACCAGCAAAGCCTGATAGTTTAGATGTTGTTCCCCGTTGATTATAGCAAAAAAATTTTTCTAATTCGGTATTTGCACTAAGGCTTGGTATAGAGCCTGTTAAAAGATTATTATGAAACCAGCACTCCGTGAGATCTACATTATTTGTTAGATTTGGTATAGAGCCTGTTAAATTACATGAAGCTAATAAAAACCTTTGTAACTTTGTACAAGAATTAATATTAGGAATAGAACCTGTTAAAGGGTTTGAATAACAAGAAAATACCAACATAGCAACTTGATTGCTTAAAGATGGTGGAATTGGTCCTGTAAGATTATTATCATGAACCAAAAAGTTAGTCCAACCATTAGTATTGGTTAAATCAGGAATTCTCCCAGAAAGATTATTATTAAGGCATTGGAAGTTTTTTAATTGAGAATTATAATTTTGAATAGTTCCTGAATATAAATTATTACTATACACAGCAGTACCTAAATTAGGAGTTCCTGCAAAAGATGGTAAATTTCCTGTAATTTTATTAGTACCAAGATTTATAAAAGTTAAATTTGCATTATTCTCATAACCACTGATAGCTGTAATGTGGTTATTAATACAACGAAATCCCGTTAAATTAGGAAAAGCAGATAAATCAATAGTTCCACTCAGTCTTGGAGAACTTGATCCACAGTTAATTTCTGTAACTGTATTGTTTCCAAATTGTGGAGTTATGGATATGGAGGTTGTTGCCATCTCAATTATTTATAAACAATTGGTTAATTTACAAGATTGTTTAACTTTATAATGTATTAATTCAATGTTACAAAAACATTTGTAATTCCTGGGGAATGAGCAGCCGCCCCTTTCCAAAAATTAATGCGTATAGTGTTTCCAGCAGGAACATTTGAAGCTGATAGAGTAACTGTTTGAGGGGTAGTTATACTTGTATTTGCCAAAGTAGTTGAGGTGGTAGCATTTACTATGTTACATCCAAGACTCCAATTATTAGCATTAAAAGGATTAGACGCAAAAAATGTCAAAGTAATATTAGAAGTTACTGGCATTACGAAGTCTTGAAAAAAAGGTAACACCCCTCCTGTTTCCGCTGGAGATCTTGATAGAACATTAAGATTTGCATAATAAACACCAACAGTAGTAGCAGACTGTAACACCACAAAATCATTTGTAGATACATTTCTAGCTGTTCCCCATCCAAAAGGAACTGCTCTTCCCCACCAATTAGTAACATTACTAGTCATTCCAGAAACATTAGAAAAATCTCCATTGACAACTAGATTAGACCAAAGTTTAGAGCCATTTAACCAAACTTCTTTGGCATTCTTATTACTATAAGATATAGATTTAGAAGTTTGAAGCTGCATATTATATTACAATATATAATACTCCTGTTTCTTGAACAACAGGTAAAGCAGAAACAGCTAAGATACTAGTAACTGCACTGGTTCCGGGAACTGTTGTGGTGTTAGTGGTTACTGCTCTTCTGCCAGCACTAAATATTGTACTTGAAGCACTAACTGTTCCATTAACTGTTAAGTTACCTGTAAGAGTGCCCCCAGCAAGAGGTAATAAAGTTGCTGTAGCAGAAGCAACATTAGTCTTATAAGAATCAAAGTCTGTATTAGTGGTAAAAGAACTAGAAGCACTTTGATAAGCTGTCGTAACATTATAAGCTTGATTCCATTGGGTTGAATCTCCGTGTTGAGAGGTGCTAACCGTTCCAACAACAGTCAAAGTGCTATTAGGATTTATTGTACCGATTCCAACCAATCCATCAGAATTTATAACCAGTCTTTCTGTCGGTATAGTATTCCCTGAAGTTGTTGTCGAAAAAGACAATCTACCTGGGACAGAACTTAATGCAACAGACGGAGTCTTATCAACAAAAACATTTATATCTGCTGCTGTATATGTATTTCTTGTAAAACTAGTAGATGCTGAAGAAAGATACCCAGTAAATGTTATTCCGCCCAATCTATCATTATTTTGAATAGTTAATGGGTCTGTCAAATTTCCTCTACTTTTTTGAAAGCGAATATTATTACTAATAGCTCCGCTGTTGCTAGATCTATTCATTAGTATATTCCCGTTATGTTCTGCTTCAGAAGATCCAAACTGTGAATATAATTGAATACCCACAAAAGGATTAATGTCTGAAAATCCTTCCGGTAGAGCGCCCCCAATAACCTGACCACTTACTAACAATTTATTCTTAAAGGTCGAAAAAGCATTAACTTCTAAAGAAGATATTAAAACGTTATTAGTAGAAAGGTAATTTGTAACTGTGGGTAAAATTTCAGCAGACTCTTCCCAAAATGCTGAATTACTCTGAACGGTGGTATAAGCTTGATTCCACTGAGTAGAATTGCCTACGTTATCATAAATTGTATTAGATGCACTTATTTCACCATTTACTGTAAAGTCTTTATTTGGGGTACTTGTTTTTACACCAACATTTGGAAAAGATCCAGTGTTTCCCCCAACATGCAATACTTCTACATCAGAGTCAATATCATAGAATGAAGCAATATCTCCATCTCCGTTATTACCTACCCATATGGCTGGTCCAGAACCAATATGAACAACACTCAAAGCACTTGTAGTAGAAAACACTGTATTAGCAAATGTTGTAGTGCCTGTAGCTGATATATTACCCCAAACTGTTAAGTTGTTATTAATTCTTGTTTCTCCGGATATTATCCCGCCTGTTAAAGGTAAGAAATTAGCATGGGTGTAATTTATTGCTGTATTTGATGCTAAATTCCATTGGGTGGAGTTTCCTTCTTGAGCATATACCACACCTGTTGCAGAAATGTTACCCGAAACTGTTAATCTTTCATTTGGAAGAACATTTCCAAAGCTAAAATTACCCACAGAATCTATTGTTCCTCTTTCTGCACTAGCTGTAAAAAACTTTAAGCTACCGGTATTCATAACATCTAAAATTAAATTACCTGTACCTCTGTGCCGAATATAAGAGTTTGCGTTTGGACCTGTATCTTCTCTGAGAATTCTAGTTCCAAAATCAAGATGTACAGCATCCCCAATGAGATCAACATAAGAATTTCCATTACCTGTTCTTCCTGTTCCGATTTCAATAAATCTTGTTTCTGTACCAGTTTCTCTTAAATTAATATTCCCATCTACAGTTAATCTTTCAGTTACTCTGCTATCATTATTTGCTGTTCCGATTCCTACAAAACCGCTTGAGAGAATGTTAATTCTGGTTGTATTGTTTGTTTCTAATCTAAAATTAAAAGCATCATTTGTACCTATTGTTGTAATGGCGCCTCTTGTATTTCCTCCTGCTAAAATTGTATTTGCAGAAGCTTGACTTGTTGCAGTAGAGGCAGCTTGCCAAAAACCTGATGCTTCTTGATATATTGTGGTAGGTAAAAGTGTTGCTGTAGCAGAAGCAACATTAGTTTTATAAGAATCAAAGTCTGTATTTGCTGTAAATGAAGATAAAGAAACGGTATTACCAGAAGTTATAGAAAGATTTTTAGAATTTTGATCAAATAAAAGAGTCTGATTGTCTGAATCTTGTACAAGATCGATTATTTGTTTTACAGTTGCTTTTAATTCTTCAGACCCATCCTCTTTATACCCCACAATATAATCTCCTGTAGTAAGAGGTGTTGCTGTTGAAAATTGTGTAAATTTTTTTGTAGCCATCTATATTATTTATTAAACACAGGGGTTTATATTATTCCAAAAAGTGCTTAGAGGAGCAGAATAGTCTGGACAATAAAAGGTATGATTCACTGGTGTAATAGAGTTTAAAGAATCAGAAGTGCCGTCGCCCCAATCTACCGAAATATTTCCCGATGTGGTAGTTACACTAAACCCGGTTAATACAACACCAGTAGGAGAAGATCCAGCGTAGAGACCTATAAGAGCCTGTTTATTATGAAACATTATAACCTCCCTACAGCGAATAATTGATTGTTGTCTTTATAGATAAAAGCTCCTCCGTATTGTGCTCCAATGGTAACACCAACGGAGTTAAGTTGCGCTGCAGACAATCTTAAATTATTTGTTCCTGTATTCATAACTGCTACATTAAATCCATTAGGTAATGAGGTAGGAAATATAGCGCATAGGGGTTGAGTTGTAGTATTAAAATGAAATATTTTATTGGTATCAGCATCTGCAAACGTTTTTGTAACAGATACATCGGTAATAGCTACAGGTGACCCTATAACTATTGCATTATTGTTATTGCCTATAATATAGGCTGTTTCTGTGCTCGAAAGAGCCACTATTTGTCCTGGGTATGCGATAGGGTCTGTATCAGCATATGCTGTTAAAGAGGACAAGGATGAAAAAACAGCACTATTATCTATAGGCTGATTTGAAAGTCTTGCAAACGGTCTTGAGAGTGAGAATGTTAATGCCATAATATTATACTATTACACTATATGTTTCATTGGACGTAAAGGTACCCACAGCTAAATATGTATACACATAATAGTTAGTTGGGAATAAACTATTAGCTCCATTTACCGATACCGTTGTTTGTGTAAAGTCTCCTGTTACGTTAAAGCCTAGGCCGTTTCTCACTTCGGATATTACGCCAAAGGTTGTTGGATAAGTGATTACAATTCGTTTTGTACCCGCATAAATCGGAATATCGAATGTTGTTCCGTTAGCAGGCCATGTACTACCGCTTCCTATCACCCCTGTTAATCCACGAATAGCCGATGAATCAGCTGGTGCAGATGCAGAAGTATCATTGCTATAAAATAATTTTCTTTTTCCTGTAATTGTCATGGTTCCTGGTGCTCTACCTGGACCAAATGCAGGTTGTAGCACACTCTTACTATTTATTGGTTGAGCACCGACATCAAACCCAATATTAATAGCATATGAATTTGTCCCATCATTAATATTTGCTGCTGTTGTAAGTAAAGTGTTAGTTAAATTATTTACTTCGCCGAAGAAAAGGTAATTATTTGCTGCCCCAGCCGCATTTATTTGGAAGGCTGATGGATTCCAGACACCACCAACGAGTTTACCAATCCAGGCACCAGTATTTAATGCAGCTGTAAAGCTAGCTGTTTGTTCACCTACTTCAACTTGTCCACCGTTAGAGATGGTTACAGAGTTTATTAAAGCAGTCATCGATCCTGATGCAAAAGGACTTACAGTTGGGAAAGATACCTGTGTTAATAGTCGCTCCATACAATGCTGAAGAGTAGCGCCATTTCTTAAAATAGAAAGAGCTGTTAATGCCCCAACTGCTAAATCTGTCGTAATATCAGATGTTAACGTACCACCACCACCACCAAGACCTAACGACCATAAATCTACACCAGCAGAAAGTATCTGACGTGCATCAGAAGTATTGTTTGATGAAATGCTACCGTTCACGGTTAATTTGGCGACAGGCTCAATATTATAAACATTATTGACATATGGATGATTAATACCAATGCCTATATTTCCATTAGCGCCAACACGCATATATTCCTTAAATTGTTGACCGTAGAAATTAGAGAACGACCCGAATCTTAGCGGGTCACCTTCCTTTACGTTAATGAACGCCTGCGCGTCTCCGGTTCTACCTCCGAAGAATTTTAAGAAGTGAGCAGGGCCAGGAAAAGGGTTGCCGCTTTCTGCAATAGAGAGACTATAATTAGCTCCTACCGACTCACTTCTAAGGTCAAAAAGTGATTGACCATCGGTACTTGCTGCTGTTAAGGATACCCATGGTGCTGTTGATCTATCTACACCGTGAACTCTAATATTACCACCATTAACAAACAGTAGGTTAGAGAATAAGGGATCAACTCCTTGGTTCCAGGTTGTTTGATTGGTAACTGAACGGTCGCCTATACCTACAAAGCCTGGAAAATATGCACCACCAGCAGCTGATACCATGAATTGACCGACGCGGGTTGTTTCTAGCTGTTTTGTATGCGAGTAATCCCCCCCAAATATATACGAATTATCAAATTTTGCATTAGCCAAGCGTCCATACGCGTAAGAACCGCTTCCTGTGGCTATAGTTGTATCACCTGCTGCGTAAGAGAAATTACCAGCAGCTGAGGTATTAGAGCCTATTGAAAAACTCGCGTACCCAAAAGCGCTTGACCCATCCCCACCTACAAACGCACCGGACGCATCTGGACCTGTAGTTAGGTTACGCCCAACAGCCATACTCGCTGGTCCAATTGTTAATGTCTCACGGCCACCTGCGTTTGAATAAACACCCCATGCAGTAGTTTGTACACCCCATGTTTTACAGCCATCTAAAACTGCAACCGTATCATTGCCCTCAGCATGTGAATTGTGTCCAAGAGCTCTTGTAAGCATACCTTCGGAGTGTGCGTATGTGCCTTGTGCTAAAGTTCTAAACCCTTCAGCATGAGCACCTAAGCCAAATGCACTTGTGTAGATACCCTCACTATGTGTTGCCCACCCTTGAAGTGGCTCACCTGCAAATGTTTCATATCCTTCAGCATGGCTAGCAAATCTTGTTGCTTGTGTATTGAACCCTTCTGCGTGTGTGTAAATATCAGAAGCTATTGTTCTAAACCCCTCAGCATGTGCACCGCTCGCTGCAATAGTTTCTATACCTTCGGCGTGACCATAAGATGAAAGTACCTGTGTGCGTTGACCCTCTGCGTGTCCGAAATGTGCACCACTATTAACTCGGGTTTGCAAACCTTCAGCATGTGCACCTACATCGAGAGCACTCGTACCTACCCCTTCAGTATGACTGAATAACCCGACAGCCATGGTAGATAGGCCCTCAGCATTTGTGTATATACCTAAAGCGCTTGTACCAAATCCTAGTGTATGTGAACCCTCACCGAGTGCTATTGTACCGCGACCTTCAGAATGTGAATTGACACCAATAGCGAATGTACTAAATCCTTCCGAATGTGAAAAATTACCTCGTGCAAGTGTTAGGTTACCCTCAGAGTGTGCATTAGTACCAAAAGCACTTGTAGATACACCTTCACTATGTGAACCAAACCCAGTTGCAAGTGTTGTTGTACCTTCAGCGTGGGCATACTGATCATCTGCAATGTTTGCATTTCCTTCAGCATGGCTATAAACACCGTAAGCAACATTTCCTAACCCCTCTACATGGCTTCCTTCACCTATAGCTTGGTTATTTGCACCTTCAGTGTGTGAAAAATCACCAATCGATTGGTTATTATTACCCTCAGCATGGGATGCGGTTCCTGTGGAAGTGTTTCCTGTTCCTTCCGCATGCGATGAAGGCCCAACAGCTATACTGTTATTGATAGCGAAAGAGTTCGTTCCTGAGGCTCTACCAGAGTTGAACGCAGCTGCATCATCTGCAAACGCTCTACCTGAGTTAGCTGCTAAAGTTCGGGTAGCGGTTGCACTGCCTGCTTGAAATTCAGTGTTACCTGAAGCCGTTACACTACCACAAATAGTAACTCTCCGATCTAATTTAGGAGCTACATCGTTAATGACTATTTGACCGTTATTGGCGATTAATAAAGCATTACGACCTGCAACACCATCTGACGAATCTGCATCTAAAAATCTCGCTACAGGTTGATTACCACCAGTTTGCTGTACCGTCATTGCTGGCCCAGTACCGTGATTAATTACTGATAATGAACTCGTAGCGGTAACATATGATTCAAAATATGATTGGTCTCCATATACAGAGAGATTGCCCATGATTGTTACATCTCTCCCTATAAAGCCGTCTCTGTTAATATGTAAATTTTGAGCACTTACCGTGGCATTAACAACCAAATCACCCTGAAATGGCTCTTCCTTAGAAGCTATAGGATCAGTACCAGAATCAGGGTAGTTTGGTGTAGCAATAGAATGGTGATTTCTTCTATGTAGCTTATTATGAAATCTTGCATTATCAGCCATATATAGTATTTATAAAAAATAGTGGTATTGTTTAAATACTTATGTAATTATGGAATTACCCAATCTAAATAAAACACAGAAATTTATAGTTGATACATTAAAAGAAAAAATAGGTAGTGAATTCACGGAAAAATGGCTTTTTCTTAAAAACAAACATTTTATGAATCGAGCTCCTATTGATTTTATTTTATCAGAAAACTATGACTATTTTCGTTATATAATGGATGATAACTAATAGTAATAAATACTTATCATGTTAGATTTCTTTAAACAACCTGTTGCTTCAACAGAAAAACTTGATTCTTATCATACAATTTTTGGATTTGATACAACAAGTAAAACAGCAGCACAGGCCATCGATATTATCTATTGGTTTATTATATTTGTAGCTTACTGTTTCGCATTTCATGCTTTAGATGTAATTTTAGTTTCATGGAACTGGTTCCTTGTAGGGTTAGCGAGTTTAGCTGTTGTGGGTTTGCCATACTGTGTAAAAATAATACTCTTTGGCAGAAAAACGTTTCCTTTAAAAGCAGCGTTGCTTTGCGGTTTTCTTAGCATTCTTCCTACAGTATTTGATTTTGCGGGGTTATACTCTGAAACCGGTTTGCAAGATAGTTTAAATAGAAGTAAGACAGAAATTGTACAAACACTAACCGACTTCGAGGCACAGAGCCGTCGTGCTGCTCAGCAGCAAATACTCACTATTCAAAACAACGAAAGAGCAAAGACTACGGAACTCGAAGAACAATTAGGACAAACGCTATTAACAAAACAAAAAGAATTAGAGAATGCACGACAAGAAATTATAGATGAAAAGACTGGTGTACAATCTAACTCTACTTCTGGAAGGTCAGGAGCTGGTCCAAGAACACGCGAGCTTGAAGCTACAGTTAGAAGACTTGAAGCGCAAGTTAATCTCGAACAAAAAAATTTAAAAGAAAACGTACAGCGTGCATCAGTTAATGTACAACAAGAGACGAAACAACAAATTGAAGCTGTAACACAATCTATTCAGCTGTTGGATGCAAGAATAATAGAGACAAAACAAATTATATCACAGGCACATAAATTTCACGAACTCGACCTTGCAGTAATTAATGCTAACAGCTTAATTTCATCAATTGCTTCTAACTTAAATGTGGTGTTTAAACCTGTAGAGATAAAAGGATCAAGTAATATCTTAAATCTTTCTTTTGGTGCCTTATTTGCATTCGAAATAACAGCACTCATATGTATGCTGCTCGCGATTTTAATGGAAATAGGTGATATAGTTATTGTCTACGTTATACGTTATGAAAGACAACAACCGAAAACAAAGATCGTTAAGGTTGAATCAAAACCCTATCTATACAGAAAAACATATGAAGGGTATTAGCGCTTGCCGGGTTTAAGTTTTTTGACCGAGCAGATACAAAATTCTACATACGGGCAACCTACACAGCATCTTCCGTTATCCAAATAGATGTCCGGTCGAAGACATGCATGCTCTGTCATACTTTCAACATAAGCTTGAAATGACGCCCACTTGACAGGTGGTTTTGGGGTAAATGTTAAATCCTTATACTCTACTTTAGTATTTTTAGGTTTTTTAAGTAGCTTAAGCTTAATTAAAGCATTTTTATCAATAACAAAGCCCTGTTTACCTTTAGGCAGCAATTTTTTTTGTACCTCTTCCGGTTGTTGTCTTTGTTTTAAAAGTTTTTTAGCACTACGGTCTATGTAGTGTTTTTTAAATTGTTCAAAAGAGCCGAACTTACTAATACCTTTTGTAATAACGTTTTTTGAAACACGTTTCTCTATCCCTGTTACAATACAAGCAATTATTGTGCTTTTGACTTTATCGGTGCTCATTAATGTTAATTATGTTATTAAGTGACAAGAAAATAGCAACTTCCTAAAAAAAAAGGTTGCTTCTCCAAAAATTTAAAGCTATTATTAATGGAGCATGGGTAAAGTATCACCAAAAAAAATCGAAGACCTAATTAAAAAAGGTCGACTTGTTCCAGTAATTAAATCTGATTCTGATGGGAAGCATTTTTTAATTGGTTATAAGCGCAAAAGCACTAGCAGAAAACATAAAGACACTTTTATGTTACCTGAACCGGAAGAAATTCAAGTACCTAATTTTTCAAAAAAATAGTTGCAATATCTAACAACTATTTTAGTATGAATAACCGAAAGGAGGTGAAATAACAATGGATTACAATAACACCGATCTACGTCCTAAGACGTTCTACGTTCAAATTGAGCGTCAGCGTAACGGAGAGTTTCGTGTCAAAAAGGCGAATGTTCTCGAGAAGACTAACCAGTATGCTCGTACCCTTCGTCGTATTGATGCACGCGATTTTACTCGCGCTCTTCGTAGCAGCAACATCACCGTCGCCTAATACTCAACGGCTAGATGTCATAGAGTGCCGAACCTTTGGTTCGGCATTTCTATTTATTTTAAAGTAGTAAAAAATCTACTTGAAATCATTTCAAACCCATTTAATATGTTCACTTATGACAGCAGACCTTATTTCAGAAATTAATAAAAGATTTAAAAAGTCTATTACTAAAGATCCTAATGTCTTAACGTGCATAGTTACAGGTAGGTCTAGACCAACAAACTCTCAATATTTGGAAGAAAAGTCGATCAAAGCTGGATCAAAAGAACGTTTTATTCAATATTATATTTGCAGAGATGCGTTAACTCTTTTAAAATCCGGTAAAACGTTGGAAGAAGTAAGGCAGGAATTTAGTGTAAGTACAGATGTTCTGCAGCCAAGTAATGAGGACATCGTTGAAGCACTTAAAATAAATGGAAAATAGTTCTTGCCAAAATATTTAAATTCCTTCATTATAGGTACGATGAAAACATTACCGAAAGTCCTTGAACAAAAAGGTTTTACCCTTAAGCAAATTAAACGCGAAGGGGACAAAGCTATTTACGAGCAGACTAAAGAAGGATTTGTCAAAAAACACTACGAAGTAATCCGAATAAATCGACATAATGGATATACTCTCGGAGAGCAATTTATTGCTCCGGCCGAAACTTACCCTGGAGCATCCCAATGGGGTGTCAACGGTTGGACTTGTTTAGATCTAAAGTCGGCCGAAGCAAAATATAAAAAGCTTTAATTCCTAAACGTGTTCCTGTAATATTATTACTGTTATATGAAACTTGGTTTGCAATCTACTTCGTTTGTCCGAGTTAAGGACATTGAAATCCCTGATATCTATAATCGTCGTCTAAAATGTGACTACGATGTTATTGACAAAATGTTTGGAGGCGGAATGCTTCCTGGCTCGGTCATTACTCTAAGTTCTCGGGCTGGTCTCGGCAAAACTACATTTGTTTTACAAATTCTTGAACGCCTAGCGGACAAAGGATTTGATGTGGGTTTTTGTAGCTCAGAAGAGTCTGTTTATCAGGTTGCTTTTAACTGCCGTCGTATCGGGGTCAAGAGTGTTGGTATATGTAACGAGAGTAAAATGGAAAAAATTCTCGAGTTCATGGAGCACATGGATGTAGTAGTTGTCGACTCTTTTCAGGGTATTGACATTAAAGATAAATCCGACAAAGCAGTTATCGAGACGTTCATTCAAAAAGCCAAAACAACTGAATGTGTTTTGATCCTTATCTGTCATCTTACCAAAAGCGGTGATATGAGAGGTACCAATTTGTTAACATACGCTGTTGATGTTAATGTGAATCTAGATCTTATTAAGGATAGCGTTGATGGTGCTCGTAATATACGTACAACAAAGAACCGGTTCGGTCCTGGAGGCGACTTTGATTGTACGCTTACAGAATACGGGTTTGACTTTGTTAATATTATTACAGATAAGGATGAACGGGTCTCTAAGAAAGAGGGTCAACGTCGTACAATTCTTACCATGGACGGTAAAATTACAATCAGCACTGTCAGTAAACAGCTTGATATTGATGCAACACGTGCTGGCTATTTACTTCGCGAGCTTGCAACAGAGGGTAAACTCAAACAGCGCGGCCGTGGTAAAAAAGCTACATGGAAGCTTACTTCTGAACCAAAACAGGTAGTGGAAGTTTTTAAGCTACCAGCATATATATAATATATGGCAGGCAAAGGAGACAGACCACGTAGTTGTTTTTCATCACAATTTAAAAAAAATTACGACTCTATAAACTGGTCAGACAAAAAAAAGAAAAAAGATGGGCCTGCTGAACAAATTAAAAAAGGAAAAAAAATTTATGTCTATTCTAATTCTCGGTAAAGGTTTTGTAGGGACACATCTACACGAACATTTTCAAAAAAATAAAATACAGAGTACCATTTACGGTCAGTCCGAATTGGAGTATACAGATTCTAATACCCTAGCAGCTTATTTAGACGAACCAGGGAACAAAATAGATATTGTAATAAATTGCTCTGGGTACACTGGTGTACCTAATGTTGACGCTTGTGAAGACAATAAAGAACTTTGTTATAACTACAATGTAGCGTATCCGTTGCAGGTTTTAAACGTTTGTGAGCGTCGTAAGATACCTGTTATTCACATAGGATCAGGATGCATATACTCAGGCTATGAAAAAGAATATACAGAAAATGACACCCCGGACTTTGGCATATTTTCTAATGAATCGTCCTATTATAGTAAATGTAAACACATATTTGAAACATTCGCTAAACACTTTCAATGCTCCGTACTTAGAATACGGATTCCTTTCACTTCTGATAATTCTCGAAAGAATTACTTTACTAAACTTATAAACTACGATTCACTCATAAGTGAAAACAACTCAATTACATCTATAACAGATTTTAATGAGTTCATTGTTAAATTTATAAACAAAATTAAAGATGGTACCATTAACCATGGCTTGTATAATGTTGTTAACCCCGATCCTGTGACAGCAGAATGTGTTGTTACACTACTAAAGAAATATAATATCAATAACCCCAATTGGTCTTTTATTAAGGTAAGTGAGCTCAATACAAAAGCAAATAGATCAAACTGCGTGTTGTCGGCAGAAAAAATAAAATCCATTGGACTTTCCTTGCCTCCTACATTAGAATCGCTTGAACGAGACATACAGCTTCTCTCACAAACGATCAATGACTAAACTTAAACATCTTTTAGGAGATATTGTCAAGCAATGTGTTGACAATAATATAGAGCTTAAGCTTGTGCCAAAAGATCACGTATTGGTGGATCACAATATTAAATGCTCAGGTTATTTCGACGACACATCACTTGTAGTGGCATCTGGTAAGAAAGATTGGGTCGATGTTTTAATTCACGAGTCTTGTCATCTTGATCAATTTATAGGTAAATCAAAAATATATGATAAAGGTGGCAGGGGTATTATTATTATTGATGAATGGCTCGGCGGTAAAAACATTAATAAAACTAGATTGTATAAATCGTTTCAAGATTCTATTTTAATGGAATTAGACTGCGAAAAGCGAACAGTTAAAAAGATCAAAAAATATAAAATTAATATAAACATTACAAAATATATACAACAGGTTAACGCCTATCTTTTAAGCTATTGGGCTACATATCAAAATCGCAAATGGTACCCGTTCCCGTATAACAACCCCCGTATTGTAAAAAATATGCCTAAAGTCTTTTTACAGCCTAAAGAATACCTTGCACCTCATGAGGTGTACCTTAAATTCTTTAATGAAAAAGGTTCTTAAGCCATTCTTAGAAGAAGACGCTGTATACTATTCTGATTTTAGCGGTAAGTTAATTGACCCCTTATATCGAGCATCACCGTGTGAAGTGACCCTAGAGTTTAATTACGGATCTAAGTACGACGGAGAAAAAATAACTCTACACTTAACAGATGATGAAAGTGAAGATTTATTAGTGTATTTAAATTCAAAACTCATTCAGGAAACCAAAAATGAACTAAATAAGTTTTATGGAGAAAAAAAGGCGGTGATGTAAATGATTGAGTCTTTTTTTATTGCTTCAGTAATAATTTTTATTGTATGTTTTGTGATAGGTGTAATTGTTTCTATGATATATGGGGATAACGTCGAAAAATATTTTAAAAGCTATGATGTTTTAATTAATATTATGACTTGGTCAATATTCACTACAATACCTACAGGTCTTTTTGTCTTAGTAAAGAAGTTTTTTATTGATTTTCTTTCATGAAGCATTTATTATAAATATCAACACATGGAAAAATATAAAAAGATATTAGAAAAGAAAGAGCTCTATATTCAGTTTTCTGATGAAGAGATGTCTGAAATTGGGTGGGAAGAGGGTCAAAAGCTATCCTTATCTTTCGATAAGGTTACAGGGTCCATTTTTTTAAAACCATATGTTAAAGTGGATGTTGATATGTCAGAATGGTCAAGAGAGGTACTGGAGTATATTGTTGGTGTTTCCTGTGAGAAAGACATTTCATGCAACCAAGTCATCGAAGATGTGTTAAAAGACACAATTAAAACACGCGACACACTTAATAAAAAGGAAGAACTACTCTGTGAATAATAATATAAACACTATACTTTTTGTAATACTATCAATTTTAATAATACAACTTATGGTTCTATTTTCAAATGAAATACGCTTTTCAAGACTAGAACAAAAAATTGATCAATATTTCGCCCCGATTGATGACGTTGACTTACCTAAGTGGGAGGAGCAACAGTAATGGGAATGTTTGATACTATCTTTGTTAAAAAGAAACTACCCTTAACTAAGGAGCTTAAAGCTCTTAATGTTAAATGGGAAGAAGAACCTTTTCAAACAAAGGACCTGGAAAGTCTCATGGAAACATATGAGATTACTAAAACGGGAAAGCTAAACTATCTATGGCAAGAGAGAGTATGGAAGGATGATGATGGTGCTTTTCTAAAAGGCTATATGGATGTGGCAAAGGAAGAGTGGAGGAAAGTTGACTTTCACGGCACTATTAATTTTTATACATCATATTGTGATAATGATGGTTATAACTGGGATTGGGTTAGTGATGACCCGGAGCAAATGACTTGGGATGATATCGAACTCATTCAAGGCTATGATTGGTGGATAGAATTTGAAGCTTATTTTACACACGGAAATTTAGATGAAATAAAACTTATAAAAGTAACTAAGGATCCGATAAGCGAAAGAATTAAAAACAACAAAATCTGGGCTGAAAAAAGGGCTGTGGAAAACAAAAAAATTTCAAGAAAGATTGTTGGCTTCTTAAGAAAATTTGCTTGCTATCGTTATGTAATTCGTTTATTATTAAGAATAGTCAATAAGACATATTCATGCTTAACTAAAGCATTATATAGACTGTGAAAACAAAAAATAAAATTATTCAGAAGACGTATGCAGTTCCTGGCGGCCAATACCAGACAGCTAAAAATGTTCGTCAGTTCTATAACAAAAACACTCGAGCACAACGCTCTGATGCAGGCGGAAAAAGAAAGCCATAAAATACTTGCACTTTACCATAGGTTCCTTTATAAATATATATATACATTCAAAAATGAAACTTCATACAGATACACGCGGAACAAGTTGTCCGAGCCCAATTACAGGCTCATGGACAACCTTTGTCTTCTAAGCGGGTATTATATAGAATTTTCTTGATAAGCCCGCTGAACTCAATAAAATGAGCAGCGGGTTTCAATTTAAAAGGCTTTTTGGGAGATGAGCCTGAATCATCGAAACAACCACCTTGAATCCGTGGGTATATGAAATATATAGAGGTGTAGATCTTTATAAAAAGCGCGAGTGTAGCATAATGGTAATGCACTTCGTTGCCAACGAAGGTACTGTCGGTTCGAGCCCGATCACTCGCTTTTTAAAATTTTACAGTCCCGGGACAATCCCTCTCCTGCTAATGTAGTGACGGATCCCGGGTAAGATTTTAATGCCAGTGTGGCTCAGCGGCGACAGCACCGCTTTTGTAAAGCGGTATACAAACAACGGGGGTTCGAGTCCCTCCACTGGCCCCATTTTTTTGCATCGGAAGCTAAACGGCTAGGCAATGGTCTGCAAAACCTTTATTAGTCAGTTCGACTCTGACCCGATGCTCCATTTTTTTATTTGCAAATAGCAAATATTCGTATAATATGAATTTATGTATACGACAAGATTATCATTCAAAGGCAATAATATGGAAGTTGGTATCAAAACCCTTTGGACCAACGATGGTGAAGATCATTATGATTTAGAAATTCGTTCAAAGAAAAGAATCTCTGGTCATGACTTTCAAGCTTTAAGAAACTATCTTCAAGAAGAAGGTTATATTGAAGCAGCACGAGAATGGAATAAAAATCTTGTTTAACGATCTGGCCGTAGTGGTTTCCAGATCAGGGTGGAATCTCTTTGCCTGTTAGTGTGTTAGGAGACCCATCTGTGCTAGACGAGCTAGGCTACATAAAGCTACGACTCTATGCATTTAGTTTAACACAGGCTGAGGACGGAAGTACTGGCTCCATGCCGGGCTCCGTTGAGGAAGGGACAATTCCTAGGACAAAACCCTTCACATACTAAATATTTTAGTAGACCCGGGACGCCTCTCGATGATGTCGATGCGCACCGTTCGGGTGATCTAGCGTGATAACAAAGCCAGTACACATTAAGTTGGGACGCCTTCGGTTTCTGGTACAAAAACACGCCCTTTCCCTCCTTAGTTCAGTAGTAGAACGGTTCTTTGATAAGGAACAGAGCATGGGGCGGTACCATGAGGAGGGACCATTTTAGGGCAGATAGCTGAGTTGGTCTAAGGCGCCCGACTTGAAATCGGAAGTGGGGGAAACTTCACCATGGGTTCGAATCTTACTCTGCCCGCCATTTTAACCGCCCTTGTAGTTCTAATAGCAAAACAGTTCCTTGGTAAGGATCGGTAGACGGAGCGTAACCGTCCTGGGGCTTTTAAATAATTTTAACTGCGGGTTAGAACTCTGGTGAGTTCAGGTGTCTCATAAGCATCTATAGGAGGATTCGATTTCCTCACCCGCTATTCTTTATATGTCCGCTCACAAGTGGGATTGTACAGAGTCTCCAAAACTCTCGTCGTTTGACTAAGGGGTTCGATTCCTCACGGACATGCCATTTAGCCGCAGTAACATAAAAGTAATGTGTTAGTCTTCCAAACTAAAGAACTCGGGGCAGTACCGTGCTGCGGCATATTTCGGGAGTTGTAGCTCAGAGGAAGAGCAGTTGGCTTTTAACCAATTGGCCGTGGGTTCGACCCCCACCGACTCCACTTATGGTTCGTTAGTATAATAGCAGTACACTAGATTGTCACTCTAGTAGCAGGGGAGCATAACCCCTACGAACCGCCATTTCGGATCCTTGGTGAAATGGATATCACGTAACGCTACGGACGTTAAATTCTGAGTTCGACCCTTGGAGGATCCATAAGTATTTTTATGAAGTGGTGGCCTACTATACTAGTAGCAGTGGGTTTGTTTTTTTATTTTGAATATTATTCAGTTCGTGTGCCACTTAAATATGAAATGCTGAATGACGGCTGTCTAATACAATCTTTATATTTTCAACAAGTTATACAAGCTCAGCAAATATTAGATGAATACATGTGGACAAGAGTTCTTGCAATTCAATTTTATGGAATAATAGAAGGACATGCTGTAACTGTTTTTGTCTATAAAAATATAACGTGGGTTTATGATCCTAATCGCGGATCTTTCCCTGTAGCGCACTTTTCACTTTATAACCCATTAATGATCGCGGAACTTGCTTTTCCAAAACTTTCAATAAAAAAAGCATACTATATTGAACCAACATTATTATTGCATTAACTGAAGAAATCCTCTATTATATAGCAATGAAACGTCTCATTATAGATGGCAACAATCTTGTTCATAGAACTTTTTGGGTTGCTAAAAACCAGCCAATTTATAACGAGCACTTCCACATTCATCTTTTTTTGACGAGTGTTAAAAAATACGTAGCTAAGTATCAGCCTAACGTAACCTACTGTGCATGGGACGAGAAAGCAGACTATCAAGTTAATAAGCGCAAAGCTTTGCTTGAAGGCTATAAAGGTAATCGTGATCAGGAACGCAATAAAGATGTTCATACAAAGAATTACATTATTAAAGAGATGCTTGGTTATCTCGGTATTAATAGCGTGTGTCCCTATGCATATGAAGCAGATGATGTGATTGCTATCTTTTGTAATGAATACAAGGACGATCAAAAAGTCATTATTACTGTCGACAGAGACCTTTGTCAACTTATTGATAAGAATACAGTAGTTTTTGATCCGATTCGTAAAGTAGAATTTAATTTAGCAAACTTCGAAGAAGTATTAAAATGTAAAAAGGAGCACTTCGTAAAAATTAAAGCTCTGCAAGGTGACAAATCTGATAACGTTCCAGGCATTAAAGGCTTTGGAAAAGTTAAGATAGAAAAATATTTGGCCGGTGAAGTCGAAATGAGTGCAGAAGAGCTAGCTCAATATGCACATAATCTTTTATTATTAGATTTGAGAAACACTCTGCAAGATGAAACAGAATGTTCTTATGTAAAAGAACAGTTTAAACAACCAGTTGAATTCAAATTTAGTCAGTTTAAAAAGAGATGTGAGGAGTTAGGGTTTCATCAGATTTTAAAGAATATAAATCAATGGTATGATTTGTTCTTTTTAAGAAGTGATCAAATCCGTACACTTACGGATTTTCTAAAATTTTAGATAAATATATAAAACACTTTAAACGGGCAGTCGCCTAGTGGCCATGGCACCTGCTTTGGGAGCAGGAATGACCGGAGGTTCGAGTCCTCTCTGCCCGATACTTTATCTCCCGATATTACGCTGCTTAGCTGAGATAGATTAGCACGAGTCTGAAGAACTTGATAGGTTGGAGCGTTACCAACAGCAGCGGCCACTTTAAATGTTGCTCGTAGTGTAACGGTTAGCATTACAGGTTGTGATCCTGTCAGAGCGGGTTCGAACCCCGTCGAGCAACCCAATATTGAATTTTATAAAAGATACAATATACTTGTGATATGATTGACGTTGGTATTTTAGGTTACGGTGAAATAGGACAAGCGCTAAGCGAATTCTATAAAGATAAACCTTTTAACCTTAAGATAAAAGACAAAAATAGTGTAGAACAGCTCGGTGAGCTAGTAATACTTAACGTCTGTATACCCTACAATAATGATTTTTTAGATATTGTTTATGAACAAATTCAAACATCAAAGCCTATCATTACGATAATTCATTCAACGGTTCTTCCTGGTACAACAAAACGATTACAGATGTTAAGCCCGAACAAGTTTGTTATTCATAGCCCTGTAAGAGGCATTCATCCTTATCTTTATGACTCACTTAAACGGTTTGTTAAATATATTGGAAGTGATACGGAGGACGGTTATCAATTGGCTTATGCACATTTAAAATTTTTAGGTTTTAAATGTGAGCGTATGAAGAATTCTTTTGCTACTGAACTCTCAAAACTTCTTTGCACAACATATTACGGAGTATGTATAGCATGGCATGATCTAGTTAAAAAGCTTTGTGATAGACATAGCTTAGAATACGTTAACGTATCAACAGATTGGAATGTTTCATACAATGAGGGTTATAAAGAACTAGGTATGAGCCATTTTACACGGCCAGTGTTATATCCACCAGAAGGTAAAATAGGTGGTCACTGTGTTGTACCTAATGCTGAACTTTTAGAAAATTTAATTGATAGTTCTTTGATAGAGGAAGTTTTAAAATTTAAAAAATAGTTGCAGTTTATAAGACATGTAGTAGAATAAAGATTCTATGAAATACATCATCCTATCATTATTCCTTATGCTCGGTGTTACTGCATGTGCATCTAAAAAACAATGCACTCCATGCAATAAAACTGTTGTTTGTAAGGTTAAATAATACAACGGGTTAATCTTGTAAATGGTGCCGACATTTCCACATACGAGTGGTAGAGATTAGTCCTGAGACGTCGCGGGTAAACGTCTCACTTTTCGGGGAATTAGTTAAGTGGTATAACTCCTGATTTGCATTCAGGTGTCACCAGTTCGACTCTGGTATTCTCCATATTTTTGGCCGAAGTGGCGAAATTGGCGATACGCGACAGACTTAGGATCTGTTGGGGTAACCCGTGTAGGTTCGAGTCCTATCTTCGGCATATTTAGGAACGGTGGCTGAGCGGCTTAAAGCAAGTCTTTGCTAAAGACTCGAGGGCTTAAAATCCTCCGCAGGTTCAAATCCTGCTCGTTCCGCCATAAGTATTAATATGCTAAAAGAAGGCTATAACCCATACACCTCAAATCCTTTAGAGGGTATTGATTTTGCAAAAGTTTGTTATTTTGATACGGAAACAACCGGTCTAAGACCATCAGATGCTCAAATTGTAGAAATAGCTGCTGTAAGAGGAAATGATCAGTTTTATGAAAAAATAGAACTCACTAACGATACAAAGCAATTAATTGCTCAACAGGCTCAGAACTTCGAACGTAAAAACAAATATGATAAATCAATTGACGAACTTCTTCAAATGACAAATTACTATGATACAAAAGCTAAAACCACAGCAACAGAAGAAGAGGCGTTAAGAAAATTTAAAGAATTTGCAGAACAATCACAATATCTTCTGGCACATAATGCTTCATATGATATGAAAATGGTTAATTCTAGAATGAAACGGTATGGTATTCAAACTATTAAAAACATACCTGTTCTCGATTCATTAGCATTTTCTCGGAGATTTTTTGTTCCGCTATTACGCTCACAAGAAGAAGAAGGATCACAAGAAGCAAAACAGTTGCTTGATCAATTAACTTCTAGCTACAAAAAAGACGGTCAGAGAAAAACTGTTCAAAGTAATCTCGGTGCTCTCTCAAAAGCTCTTTTCAATCAAATTGATAATTGGCATCAAGCGCTTGACGATGTATTAACTACAAAAAAGCTGGTTGAACAAGGCCTTGCTCTATATATGAGCAAATACAAAGAAGCACCATCTACACCATCTTTTAAAAAGTACTATGCAATGAATAAAAGAGCCGAAAACAGATATAAATAATTATATATGTTTCCTGTTCAACCTCAGCATTATACGCATGCTTTCATAGATACTGATCATTATACTTCTGATCAAAGTATGAAGAAAGCTATCGATAAGGTATTATCGGAACTAAAAACTGATCCACCCCAATTTTTAGCTATTCTACCAGACGGTACATCTAAAAGCTTTGACAAGTATGATGATGCTATAGCGTTTCTTTCTATTAATCCTCACTGTAAAGTGTTTGTTAAGTAATTAAATATTATTATGGTCTCTTTCAAAGAGTTTATAGTAGAAGTTCACGCCAAGCTTGGTGGTATTTATGAAAAAGATATTCAAGCCAAATTAAGCCGTGCAGGTTTAGCTCCTGCAAATTTACAAACAGCTGGTGCAGGTCACGGTGCTGACGCTCAAATGTATACCAAAAGTGGTAAACCATATGGTGTAGAGGTAAAGTTGAGTCCTAATGTTTTTGCAGGTCAAAAAAATATTAGATATAACGTTAAAAACGGTTCATGGAGCTGGCCGAGTAAGCAGGACGATCTTACAGCATTTTACGATGAAATTGGTTTAATTGATAATATTGTACTACCACAAGTCCAATCCGAGGTGGCTGCAAAGCTTAAAATGTTTAATGCTTGGTTTAAAAAAAGAAATATCAAATACACAGCTACTGAATTTCCCTTAACACTTACCAATCTTCAGTATACTTTGTTTAGACAAGATAACCCTTCTTATAAACCTGAACTGGGAACTTTTGACTCGAGTGTGGATGCTATTTTTGCGAACTATACAGCTAAAAAAGTATTTTATGTTCAAATAGGCACTCCTGCAGGTGGCTTTTATTATTTGGAAAAAGACCCATTGGGGTTGGCAAAGTATGGTGTGCCGCAGTTTAACCCAGATGTGGTGAGAGTAAGAACAAGATTAAAATGGGGTGGATCAACTCTCGATAGTACGGAGCTTCGCAGCCCAAAAGCAAAATTATCATCAACCGTTTCTTTTAATACAGGTTTAATTATTAGTGGTCTCGAACCTTCACCAGTTTCTATTGATAGAGATCTTACATTCCTTAAAAAAGGATTAGGTTACATAAAGTGAAAACATTTAAATCTTTTTATATAGAAGAAAAGAGTAAGCTTGATCAACTTCAAGCTGCTCTCGATGTTGCAGGATTTGAGCCTACCGTAGGTACAGGTGCAGATGCAGTTAACACAATAATTTCTGGCCTTAGAGCTGCAGCAGCAAAAAATACCGATCAAAGAAAGGAGCATATAATTAATGCAGGCATTTCTGCAATATCTATGATTCCCTTTGCTGATGTAATTAAGCTTTTAAAACTACGTAAATTAGGAAGACCTGCCACAAAAATAGCTGCAGGAGGAGCTCGTGGATTAAAAACATTTGGAAAACAACAACAAGCATCAAATAGATTTGGAATACAAGAAAAATCAATTCATGATCCTGTTCGTCCTGGTATTCTTAAGAGACAAGTTAAAGGTAAAATGACCTGTTCAAAGGCACGTACCTTAAAAGGTAAGCAAAAAAATAAAGGTAACAATACAGCTAAAGCAGCCCAGAGATTTTTGAACTATCATTGCTAAAATATTATAACGGGTAGATGGCAGAGCGGCTTATTGCATCGGTCTTGAAAACCGAAGAACAGAAATGTTCCGTGGGTTCAAATCCTACTCTACCCGCCATTTTCATAAAAAATATTTGTACAACCTAAAACATACTCTATAGGATAACAACACTGTAATTCTATAGCTGTGTTTAAACTTGCGGTATTTTTAGCATTAATACCTACATAAAACGTTTTAATATTAGAGTTAAGTTTCATTAATTTATGAATAACAATTGTTGCTAGTCTCTTGTTACTATTTTTTATAAATTTCTTTTCTTTTAAGGCGAGTTTAAGAAGATTGGGTAATATGAAAATACTAAAAACATTATTTGTATCTATATAAACTGTGCCAACTGCAAATTCACCTAAACATATTCTATATATTTCTTTGTAATTGTTCTTTTTTAGGTATTGAATGTGCTGCTCGTATGTAGGTGGTGTAGGTGGTGTTTTGTAGGTAATATTAACAGTTTCATGGAACCTCCATCTATATAAAACAACATCATAAAGAAATTTTTGATCTGTTTCGTTTAAGACATCAATTGACTTAAGTTTAATATCCTGCTCTTTATAATAACCAGTGGCCATATTCTTTCATTCTTTCAATTTTTGTATTATTCCGTCTCTCAATTCTTTCATTTGTCATTTTATACATCCACGTATTTTCCGATGTATTATAATGAATACAATAACAAATATTTCTTATATTATCCTGCACTTCTTTAACTTTCCAGATATTATAATTTGTAAATAGAAAAGAATTCAACCAACGCGATTTGATTTCTTTAAAGTGCTTTTGCATAACAGCTTGACCTACATCATTATCATCTATGCATAACGGATCTTTTCTAAGTTGATCTAAAAACTTTGGATACCAAGTAGGTGTTGCATAGAATATTATAAAACCAAACCCGCCTTTTTCACGTGGAATTCCAGATGTCAACTCCTCATAAGACAAATCCATATAAGCTCCTATATCATATTTTTCAGTTATTAATTTAGACAAACGATCAAAAGGTACCTTCAAAAATATCATATCAATATCCGAATGGATTACGTTAATATTATTTTCGCACGCAATGTGACCAATACAATAGGCTTTACATATATGGTGCTTTTCTTTGTACGCTTTTCTGAGCAGAAACACTTCTTCATCTTCACTATTAACAAGTGTTTCTTGATCTACGTACATACATGTCATACCATGCTCTACGGCATACGTATATGCCGTAGCGTCTAGACAAACTACAATTACATTATCATTAATACCTAGTTTTTGCAGATGTTTATACCAGTTTAATAGTAATGTGCAAAACTCACCCGTAATAAATGTTAAAATTATATTTTTAGTATTTAAAGCTCTATCAACTTGATAAGAATTGACAATAAAATCTTTTAACATAAGGTCTATATTTTTAATTGTTTTTTGTTAATTATCAACTACTATATATATATGATTGAAATTATAAGAGAGGTATCGGGGCTCATCATGATGATCTGTTTCATGTTATGCTACATACCACAAATATATAAGATTTACAAAAATAAGTCGTCAAATGATGTATCATTAATGCTGGTTATTATGTCATTAGGTGGCTACATTTCTGGAATGGTATATTTGTTTACTTCGACCTTTGGATTATGGTGGTTTATTAATTATTGTGTGGGAGTAGTTATGTGCTTGCTATTAATGCATGCATGGTTTAAATTTAAAAAAGATAAAGAGTATGACTCTTACTAAATAAAAAAAATTATATGGGGGGTTAGTTTATCGGTAAAACATACGGTTTACATCCGTAGGTGAATGGTTCAACTCCATTACCCCCTACCACTTTAAATGAAAAAAGTAATAACAGTAGATTTTGATGAAACTCTGGTTGTGCCTTACCCTACAGCTTACGGTGGTTCAAGCTTACATATTGTACCTAAAATAGAAGAAATTATTCGCTATGAGCACAGTATAGGTACAGATGTATACATTGTGTCTTTCCGGAAAGAAAAAGATAGAGCTGAAATGGAGAGAGTAATAATGGTTAACAAATTGCCTATTAAAGGTATTATTTGCACTAACATGGAGCCTAAATTACCTTTCTTGAAGAAGTTAAATTCAAGACTACATATAGATGATGACTTTTTTACATGTCAAGAGGCTAAAAAAGCTGGTATTGATGTTCGTCTGGTTGATAAGCCTGGTAATCTTATCAAGTTGTAAAAGTCTAGATATTGCTGGAAATTACTCTTACACTAAAGAGGAAATATCTGAAAAACATCGTAATGAAATCGTTATGACTTATAACGGTAATATTAATGGTATTCCTTATAAAGCAAAACAAAAAATAAACCACGACCCTTTGTATCCTGATAAACCGGCTTATTATGAAGCTTCATATGAGCTTTGGTTTTGGTAATTAAGACTTAAAAGCATAAAAGAGCACAAACCATATTGCGAATGCTAAAAAGTAATATATCACATAAGATATTTATTCGTTAAATAATCTCACATGCACCACCGGAGCATGCTTGAGCTGCGAGTGTATCGATATCTACATGCTCGGCTCGTTCTTCTATAGTGATTTCCCAATCGATTTCTTTATACTCTCTCTTGAGATCACACCAGACTTTCCAGAGATGGACGTGTTTTAAGCAGTATGTACATGTACGTACATCGCCTTCAAAATACCTTACTGCAAATTGTTTAGCTCTACGAATCCAATCGTACTTGTTAAACCATGAATCGTATGCCTCCTTAGCAAGAAAATATTCTGCTAAAGCTTTATTAGATCTGTTATTTGGGTATTCAGGCTTAACCATGTCTTCTGGTTTAGCTAATTTTTCACCATAACCATTTAAAGCATCACATGCCTTCCAGAGATCTTGAAACGCTTTAAGCCCATCAACAATTACACCTGAAGCAAATACAGCTGCATCACCGTATTCTCTTACAATTTCATTTGGTGTGAGTACAGTAGAAAACGGAGCTTGGTTATAATCTAAATCACCAGAAGCCGGTAGTAATGAAATGCCTGCAAACCATTTTTGGTTATCAAAGATAAACTTCTCTACATCATCCCACTCTTCATCTTTGACTGTGATAGTATTAGAAATATTATGACGGATATAAGGCTGAGCACAAAGATCTACATTAGTACCGGCTTCTACCCAGTTTTGTTGAGCTACTAGAACATTTTTAAGTAAATCAACAGCCCCTAATTGATTCTTTGTAATAGCACCTTGTGGTACCTCACATAAGAATGAAATGACTTTGTCAGTCTTATTTGTAGACCAAACAGACTCCTCTACAGCTACAGGATTCTGTCTTTCGAATTCTTGAAGACAGAACTCGGTTTTGTTAGCCTGTACTCTACGAATATATCTACGAGCGTGGTGAGGGTGAATGCCTGATGAAGTGCCGAGAATACAGGAAGTCGATCCTGCTGGTTTAGTACAAGTTGTACGCGCTGATTGATTAATACCCAAAAGCTGAGCTACCTTTTTATTAACCTTTTTTACTTCTTTAGCGCCTTTTTTCTGTATTTCAGGATTCAGAAGAATTTCTGGGTTATCCATAATACCGGTAATAGATACGCCGAGAAGAGCTTCTCTTTGAACTATCTCCTTAGTAGCTTCAGTGAGATATTTAAAATCAGTATAGCCTGCCTGTAATGTACCAATAATGGAAGCTGCTCTACAACATTGTAGAAAATTCTCTTCTGTATCGCAGAAGCGTCCGTTGATTTCTGTCAAATTACAAAACTCCCAACCAGACCTGCCATCCGCAGTTTTGGGATACAGAGCAATTTCTACACAAGGATTATAGCAGATATCAACATCGCTCAACCAAACAAAGCCCGGTTCACCAAATTGCTTTGTACTTTGCATTAGTTCGCGAAACTGCTCTTTGGTTACTTGTCCTTTAAGAAGAGCTGCACTATTATTGCTTCTACCTCTTTGAGGATTAGTAATAAACCAATCACCTGTCTTAGCTGTAGCCATCTCCTTATCCTCTAAGGAGAAAAGACAAAGTGTTGCTGAACGACGGACACCACCTGATAACACAGCATCACCGATATGCATAATAATATCATAGCAATTGATAGGACGAAGCTTCCCTGCCCATTCATCAGTTTTGAATTCTGGACTATTAATACGTTTTTCAATTAACGCTTCAATTTTCTGCATTGAATTAAATAACCCCTCTGGACCAGGAGCTAAAAACTGATTAGCAACTAATGTGCCCTTCGGTCTTATTTCACTATAATCAAATACAACTGTTTTACCTTTATACTCTTTCCATTCTTCATCATTCGAATCAAAATATGATGCCATTAAAACACCAACAGCATCAGACCACCCTTCAATTGAGTCACCTACTATATGTGTTTTAGAGGAGCTTGATCTTTTTTTGATGTTAGGAAGTTTTTGAATGTGAGGGTATTGAACAGAGAAACCAACACCGCAACCGCAAAGAAGGACATACAAAGCTTCTGCAAAGACACGCTGACGATCAATATGAGTGGCAGAGCAATTATATAGGCGTACATTATGTTTTAAGATAGGTGCACCTCCAAACTGTAAAGTACGCTGAGCTGCTAGTACTCTTTTTTTCTTTTGCTGCTCTTCTGCAAAATCTATTTCTTCTGCCAACTGCGGTTCCTTTTGCAATTGATCCTTATAATAAAGTCTGTGCATATTATAGACTCGCTCAACTGCTTCGGACCACGTCTCTCTGCGTTTATGCTCCGGTAAATAATGTGAATATCTAGAATAAAACGTGTAATCGGAAAGTGACTTTAGACTCATAATAGTGAAAGGTATTTTATGATAGTATTTACAAAATGAAACTGAAAATACGATCTTTTAAAAATTAAAAGTTATAAAAAGTTTTAAATATTGATTTTTTAATAGTTCCAATTATAAATAATGTTGCTCTGGTGCTCATTCTAGAGGCTAGAACTCATTAACCTTGTCTAAAAGAAAGGAAACAAAAACATATGAGTAATACAAACATGATAACAATACCGGAAGGATCCGGATACACAGTAGGTCGCGTGGAGTGGTCTCCATTGCAGGTAGCTCGTCAACTACCTGCGCTGTTTAGCGATCATTGGCTCGCTGATCTGTTCGATGGAATAGATATTCCAGCAAAAGCGTTTGATGTCCCAGGGACTCACTATCCTTATGATGTCAAAGTGCTCACCAATAACGAAGGTGAGGTCTACAGATATGAAATTGATGTAGCTCTTGCCGGAATCGGTAAAGAAGGTATCAAAGTCAAAGTAAAAGATGGTTATTTGACTATTGATATTAGTAAAGAAGAGGTCGAAGAAAAATCGCATATCAAATATGCGAGAAAAGGAATCAGCAAAAGAAAGGCTACAATGTCGTTTCACCTAGCTGAAAACGTAGATGTCAAAAGCATCTCGTCCGATTACAAGGATGGTTTACTCAAGGTTACCGTCCCTGTAAAGCAGCCTGAGGTCTACAACGTAGATATAAAGGTTGACTGATTAGTTTTTAGTTTCTGCTTGAGCACCAGAGGCATTTAATAAATATTTGAGTCTAAGTTATCTCTGTCGCGGGAATAAGAGTTTTCGCGAAGGAGGTAAATATGACAACAATAATAACAGCTATTACAATCTACAACATAAGCGTATTGTTTATTGGGTATTTTGTAATGCTCACAGAAGTGTTTGACAGACCCACTCGTAGTAAATGAGTTTGGCAGACATTTTTGGATAAAGGCGGCATTGCCGCCTTTATTTTTTTCTTGATGAGATAGGAATTTCCTTTATTATATTTACATGACTTGTGCAAACTGTAGTTTGTTTATCGAACCTGAACGTATTAAAATGTTACCAAATACAAAAGTGTGTTCTACATGCGCTCAGCAATACATTAAACTAAAGCCTAAAAAAGGTATCATGATATACGGTCATAAAACTGCAGGTGAAATGCAGGTGGTGTCCGTAGAAAATTTTAGAGACTATCGCAGATTAAATCCTTACGGAAGACATACAGGCCGCGGGTCAGGCATTCATCGAGTCTCAAAAGCAACAGAATACGTTTAATGGTTAACTATATTATAGAGAGTGCAGGCTCCCCTGATAGTGAGAAAAATGATTGTACTGTTCGTGCATTGGCTATTGCGACTGAAACACCATATATAAAAGCATATGCTAAGTTAGCTACTGCAGGACGAAAACGTAATAGAGGTTTTCATATATGTAAAATATTAAAATCTGGCACAGTTCACTTTAATCATGTTTTTAAAAAACTAAAATTTCGTAAAGCAATTACTTTACAAAAGTTTATTCAAAAGTATCCTACAGGCACTTTTTATGTACAAAAATATGCACATGTTTTTGTAATTAGAGACAGTGTAGTATTAGATACATATAGGCCGGGACCCTATACTCGTATCACTAAAGCTTGGGAAGTTACAAGATTGCAATCATAAAAATCTATTATAAATTAAGTTATATGCCTAATCTTGACCCGGTACAGCTTAAACAAATTTTTACAACCACAAAGAGAAGCAAAGATTTTTTTACTAAGTCATTCAAGTCGTTTGTAGAAACAGGTACACATGTGGGGTCAACTATCATAGCTCTGCATCCTTATTTTGAAAAACTATATACAATCGAAATAGCAGAACAACTGTATAATACATGTAAAAATGAATTTGAGAGACGAAAGATAAACAACGTAGAGCTTGTCATGGGAGATTCTGCGAAAATAATTCCGGAGTTTATTCGAAAAATTAATACTGATACTGTTTTTTGGCTTGATGGTCACTGGTCGGGAGGTGCAACAGGCAAGGGTGATAAAGATGTGCCCCTTTTAGAAGAAATAAAGTCAATAAATGATTTTCCTTATAAAGCTGGTATTATCATTGACGATGCAAGATTATTTGGAACTAGTATAAATGAAGACTGGTCAGAAATTACCGAACATAACATTATTAATGTACTGCATGATAGTAGAGTAGAAGATTATTATTATTGTAATGACAGATTTGTCATACTCTATAATCAAATATAAACATGTCCGCTTCTAACGATAATCTATATAAAATGTTTGGACCTACGTCCTGTTCACCTGATGAGATGTATCAACCAGTAGCAAAAAATTATTTTATTGTAGGTTATAATATAAAAGACGACAGGCATCGATCCTTTGGTTTTTTCCAAACGCTTGTTGGGGCAAGAAAAACTATACTTTCACAGTGGAAAGATATGGAGGAGTGTTACTATGATGCATTTTTTATAGAAGAGTTTAGCGAAGGTATTTTTAAAATCGGTAATATTGAGGAGTATTATGAAATTAATATGGAAACACGTTCTCTAGTTAAAAAAGATGTACCTCTTGTTTTAAGAACCCGGGTTAATTGGTCAATAGGATAATTATGAATACACACGCATTATCATTTACAGTCAACAGTATCGAAAAAAACTTCGATGTAGAAGCAGAGCATTTTAAGCGGGGGTTGAATGAAATTCAGTTGCAGGACCCTCTTTTTGATGAACCTTCTTTTTTGAAAAACGGCTATATGATAGCCAAGGTACCAGAGATGTGGCATGAAACAATTATTAGCTCTATTAAGAGCTATATACTTAACGCTTTAAATGTAAATGGAGTCAATCCCGAGAATTTTCAACTAGATCAATATCACACCTATGTAAATGATAAAATACATCAAAAAGTAGTCGATAGTTTTCGTGGAGGAATGGATGGCTATAATGGTATTCCAATCGAACAATTAAATATACCAATACCAGATATTGACTCTTTTATTAATAAAACAATTCAAAGCAATAGACCGGTTTCTATACATGTACAAAAGTTAGGATTATCTATTAAAAAATTTTGGATAAGAATAATACGACCTAATACAAACGACAATAATCCACCGCATAAAGACAGCCATTTAGAGAGAAATAGAAATATGGTTATATCTTTTTACCCGATTGTAGGTTGCAACGAAAAATCCTCATTACCTATTATACCTGGCTCACATCTAGAACCAGAAAGTGAATATATAGTATCTTCTTCACCTTCTTTTGTAGACAAAAAAGAGTTTAATGTACCTGCAATTGTTCATAGAAATAAGGGATTAAATTTAATAACACCTAATCCTAAAGAAGGTGAAATATTAATTTTTACACCCGAACTTATTCATGGCGGTGGGGTCAATTTAAATACCAATATTACACGTATTTCACTAGAAATGCGATACTTTAATTAATCTCACATTTAGTGCCATAAATATATATGTATGGCTAATGTAAGAATTAAAGATTTACCACTTAATGTACCGACAAGACAGAGCTGGCTACCTTTTGAAGTAATAACTTCAGGTGCATATACTACATCAAGAGCGACACTTTCTTCTATTATTGCTATTGGATCTAATGCATTATGGCAATCTGCTAGCACAACAGTTAGTGCATTGAGTTCAAATTGGCAAAATAATACTACTAGCTATACCAATGATAAGCCTGTATTATCAAGCGGTTATTTAACGACAAAAGCCTTTAGTGGATTTTGGTTAGATGCCTATAATTTTGTTAATGCTGGTAAAAATACTTGGGATACAGGAGCTGTGCGTGCAGCACGTGCATATACTACTGTGCAAGATCTAAGTACATCATGGACAAGTGCAAGATCAACGGTATCAGCGCTTTCAGCTCGATGGGAGACCAGTTACACAACATTTTACGGAATTAGTGCAAATCTTCCTCGAAAATTTGCTACTACGTTTGGAAACGGGATTAATAATCCTAATACTATAACACATAACTTAAACACAAGAGATGTGATAATAAGCGTAGCGTTAAATGCACCGCCATACACCGTTACACTGCCTTCTGTGATTACATGCGATACGGTAAATACTGTCTCTATTACAATGCCATCTACACCAACAACTAATCAATATAGAGCTACAATTATTTCTGCGTAATGATTACGTTTAACAGCTTTTATACCGAAAACAATAAACCTAATACCATTAAAAAAGGAGATAAGGTTATTGATACTAATGCTAAATGTAAGCACTATAAAAGTGAAGGTAAAGTAACAAAGGTAAAACAACTTAAGGACTCAAAAGGTAATACTGTAGGTAATACAATATGTTATAAATGTTCTAATTCTGGCAACTCATGGGATAAAGGCGAAGAACTAGAAAAAACTGAGATACAGCTTAAAAGAAATAATTAAAAAAACGACTTATTACAGCTTCTAGTATCGTTTTTTCTAATCATATAAGCAATTTCACTTATATCTTGTTTTAAGATGGTTGTGAAGTATAGGAAGAGTGTGTGTAAGAATATTCTCATTTAAAGACTACTTGCCTTTGTTTTTTTTACCGGGCTTGCGGCCAACTTTTGCTTTTTTGACTGCTGTTTTAACTTGTTTTTCTTTTGTCGCTTTGACAGGACGGCTAAGAAACCCTTTAATATTGTTAAGTAGATCTGTAAAAAGACCGCTCACAACTGATAAGATTTTCATATATATATTTATTCTTTTCACCAGTGAAAACCATAAAAATATGAGCTGTCTAATTTAAGGGCTGATACTACAATACTAATATTGTAGATCAAATGTTTTTTCAAACGCTTTATTATCGGCTTTATATGACTCCAGGGATTCTAAATTAGCGTTTGCAGAATATTGCCAGTGCCAGCTTATTTCATCGGGAACTTTAAAACCAAAAAATTTATATACATCTTTTTGCATATCTACAACTTCTTTGCCTCTCCAGTTGTGACCCACTGTAACAATACCCGCTTTAATGTTACCTACAATATTACCTTCCTCAAGGCTAGTTTTTCTGTTTTCAATCCAGTTAAGACGTTCTATTAATTTTTGATATATACCATTCATTTGACCCCAACGAATAGGACCAAAAAATATAACAGCTGATGAATTAAAAAGTGATTTCGAAATCTTCCACAACTCGTCCTTTTCATTACCAAAAGAAACCCAGCATCTATGATAACCTGAAGGGTTCTTTTCTTTATCTTTTAAAAGAGCGCCCTTTAATCCACAAGTATTACCTTCAGCAGATGATACATTACCTACACAAGGAAGTATGTTAAGTGCCGCAGCGTCAACAATTTCACATTTGTTCGAACCTATCCTACTTTGTATAAATCGTGCTAGTTGGGTACTTTTTGGTATATCTTCTTTTTTATGATCAGGTCTTGTAGATGTAGTTATAAGCAAAACACGTTTTTCGCCTTCTAGATAAGCTATAGTTTTCGAAAGGTTAGAGTCAGTAACCTTAGCTTCAGCTATTAAGTAATCTGAAAATTTAAGCATATACCACTAACTATTTATTTAATACTGTATAATTATGCAAAGTATGTTTATAGCTTATAAACAAAAGCTGCTCCGTATAGTAACGTCAGTGACGTTATAGGACCATTAAATGAGAAGTTAACAGGTAATTCAAATGCTGTTAACTGACCAACTGTTGAAGAGCTCGCCCATTCCTTCAAGATCGAGGAGCCATTGCTTCACTCGCAGAGTGATATAACCGTCCTCGTCAGCTTCCATTTCAGGGGGGAAAATGTGTTTACATCTGCCTGTTTTGATAAGCTCGTCTTCAAAAGCCGTATCGACGGCTTGTTGAAACTCTGGGTATATTTCTTGATGAATTTTATAAGATTTCATAGCGTTATTCCCCATTTAGCGGCAAGGTAATCAATAATTTGGTTAGCAGTTGTTTCATCATGTACAGCACGGTAAATCAGAACTTCGGTGTAATTCAAAGCCACAGCTCCCTGTGTTCCGGTGCTATTCGACGCTCCCAACAAAATATCAGACCTATTTGCGGAGGAGGTTCCAACACTACCAGACAGGGTTTGATGCGTTTTCTTACTACCAACAATAGCTTCTCCACTATTCCCAACATTGAAACGTGCTGACCAAATGTTATGGTTTGAACCTGAGCTTTTGGATAAAGTTGAAAGTCTAGATGTTCCGTTGTTAGCACCAATAACCCCCTCAGAAGACCCAATAAACATACCTCTAGGTGCTATTGTGGAGTTTCCTAGTCGAATAGCGGTTCCAGTTCCCATGTCTGTCCCCACTAAATAGTAAGAGTATTGCTGCGTGAAAGTGGAGAACCCAGAACTTGATAAAACATCTCCATTGAAAAACACCGCTTTCCGTCCGTTGACATTAGACTTGAAAACAGGTTGGAGGCTTGCGGAGGATTGGGACAAATTAGGTTTACCGGAAACCAAGTTGTTCCATTGCGTAACTGTTTCGTCATTTTCCGCAGGGTCATCAACGGTTGTAGCTGTGCGGGTTACAGTTCCATCAGCCCACGTTGCTTGCCAAGGGTAATCGGTGTCCCCAGAGGCGTAAAAAAAGCTTATAAAAGGGTCGCCCTCATCAGGATTCTCTTGATTTCTTTGCACCCATTGAGAGCCATCCCAATATATTTGACTGTTTCCGTTAAAACCTCCTGTCCACTGACGATAATACCTGTTTTTTTCATTTTCTGCCCCCGCTACATCATATACGCCGTTTGATGGAAAGATTTGAAACGCAGCCACAACAATACTGGCAGTTTCATCGGTAAAGTTGTTACCAACAAAGTTAAGCACACCCTCGTTAGCATCCAACCAAAGCTCAAGCTCTGGTAGATCGGTGGGAGAAAAAGGAACTACAGGCGAACCTCCGCCCACAGAAGGTCTACCTATTAGACTCCCTAAACCTAATCCTAAACCTAGTCTTGGCATATTTTAGAGTTTATAAACAAAAGCTGCTCCGTATAGTAACGTCAGTGACGTTATAGGACCATTAAATGAGAAGTTAACAGGTAATTCAAATGCTGTTAACTGACCAACTGTTGAAGAGCTAGCAGATATAGCAGATATTTTAGCAGCTGAGACAATCTGAACTGTTGTAAAATTACCAGTGGTTGTTTGCCCACCGATAATAAAATTAAAACCACCTTGACCTAGCTGCGCGTCGAGACGTGATGAAATAGTATTAAGAAGTGTGTTCGAACGAATTACTAAATTTTCAACATCAGATAAATTAACGTTAATGTCACTAGCGGACAACGAAACAGTAATATCACTTGCGTTGGTGAGATGTGTGAGAACTGCATACTTAGGATAAACATCTACAGCTGAATAAGTCGGTGTACCTGTATTACCAGGAAAAGCAGAAGATCGATCATAATAACCAACCCTTGTTACAGATATAGCAGGGTAATTGGTATCATTTAATGGAAATTGCTTAAATTTACCGGATTCAGCGGTTTGGTACGCGGTTATAATGGCCATATGAATATTTATTAAACAGTTGCTATTTTTATAAATATCTCTATACTTACATTAAGTTCTTTAAAAATTTGGGGGTGTACTGGTTTCGACCTGAAACAGAAACTAAAAACGCATGTAGAGGTTGGTCAGCTGGCCTCTTAAAAAGCAGACCGAAAAATTAAGAGCAGATAATACTGACTCCATCTTGGCTGAAGCCGAGTACATATTCAACAACGCTTCCGAGTTTCTCGGAGAGGTTGAAGAAGAGTATCTCTTAGCAGCTTAAGGTCCTTTAACTCAGACCCTCTAAGAGTTAATTGATAACAGAGGAAGTTAGATTGTTGGTAGTTCTAATGTAACAACAAAATATCAACCGTATATAGATTGCGATAATGTCTATAGGCAGACTAAAAACTCGGTTAGTGTCACCAAGCAGCCTAAAGTCTTCGTTACCGTATGGTGGCTGAAATGCTGAAGATACTAAAACATGTAGACCTTTTAGTCTATGGATTCAGGGACAGGGGTTCAACTCCCCTCATCTCCACTTTTTAACTATTATCTACTAATCTCTTCCCAATCCATGGATGCAAACATTCCAGTTGTACCACTAGAACTATTAACAGCCGCAACTAATGTGAGTTCGTAAGGAGTGCTAGTAAAATAATTTCTTTCCAATTGAAATTTAAAGAGAGCTTCTTTTAGAATATCAACAGAAGGAGAACTTTGATTGTTGGAACTCACATACCCACTAGCTAAAATTCTTCCTCCTGAAAAACTTGTACCTGTGGTATTATATTGCACTGCACTATCTGGTCCAGCACTCAACCACTGTCCTCCTGTTGTTGTTCCAGATGCTATAACTTGCCAATTATAGTTTTTACCATCCCCATCTCCTAAAATAGATAATGCTGTCAATATAATAATAGCATCTAATCTATCTGTTCTTAATTTAATTGAAATGATCGGATAATACGTATTTGCAGCCGCAAAGGTTATTGGTGCATTAATTGGAATAGATATAGCTTGTTGTAATCCACGAAGTTCATAACCACCTTCAGATATTACAGTAGAACATACTTGTTTTAACGTTTTGGGAACGTTTGTTGCTGCCTTATTAGTGATCTCATATCTCAGAGGCAAAGATGCTGTAGTAATATAAGTTGAATCAATAAGATTAGCATGATGGAATGAATGACAAACAATAAATTTACCATTGATAACAAACCCTGTTCTTACTGTTCCTACACCAAGCCATTCAATATCAGCCCACAAAATTTGTGCTTTAGTAATATCTAAAGTAAATCCTGAAGGTCCAGTTCCATCTAACTTATCACCATTCCATGCTGATACAGGAACAATATTTTCTGAAGAAGGAGAACCATTAACTAATGTTCTTTCAACAAAGCTCATTACACCATCATTTAATTGAAAATAGATACCATTATCTTGTCCAAAGTACCCAACTCTCTGTCTCAAATTTGTAGCAGAAGAAGCCATGACAAATGTATTCATTACGAGCAATGACTTACCTGGTTGATAGGAAAATACTTTTGTTGTTTCTCTAATAACAGAAGCACCTGATAACCCAGTTACATTCAGTTCCATCAACCCTTGATTTTGATTAAAGGTATATGAAGCGCTTACAGCAGTTAAAGATGCCCAAAGGTTATTGTCTCTATATCTATGACTTGAATCAAATAAAGTCATAGGAGAAGATATTCTTAATCTTCCAAATGCATCAAGCTGAGTAGGTTCAGGTGTTGTTACAGCGTTGATGGTATTGAGAATATTGACAGCTGTGACTGGGTTGAGAACGGTAACCGCACCAGACACAGCTATTTTATTGTTTAATAAAGTATAGTATACATCATCAACGGCAGATGCGGTATCAAATGTATTTTTCTCTAAGTCATCAACATATGTAGAAATACCAGAGAGCTGAAAACTTTGCAATAATGTAAAAGCATTATTTGTTGATATTAATGTTTCTATCTCGTCTAACTCTATATTAACCTGACCAGCACTTAATGATACGCTAATATCTTCTGGATTTGTTATATGTGATAAAACTGCGTATTTCGGGTAAATGTCTACAGCAGAGTATGTAGGATTGCCTGTATTAGCGGGAAAAGCTGCAGAATCGTCATAATAACCTATCCTTGTTACAGATATAGCAGGAAATCTGCTATCATCTTGAATTTCAATAAATTTACTATATTCTACTGTTTTAGAGTTACGGATAATGTTAGGACTATTTGACATTTATTAAAATATTTATTTAACCCTCCTAGGTGAACCTCGTAAACTTCTACTAGTAAATACCTGAACATGCGGTTGGTTTTTTTCGTTTTTACGTTTTTGAAGCTGTTTGACAATAAACAACAAAAGAAAACTCGCAATTACAATTATAGAAGCTATAATAATTTCCATAGATAATTAATTACTCAGTAGTTTGTTTTAATCACGTATGAAAGTTGCCTGTTGCTCTACTCTTAATGATTTATATTTTGAGGGATTTATTACATTTTATTATAGCTTAATTCATCACAACCCGGGGTTCAATTTACCGTATTATATTTTTACTTGGGGCGAGCTGTCTAATAAAAATATATCTAAATTAAAAGATATTTACGATAAGTTCATTATTAAAGATATACGTAATGAACAGTACGACGGTGTACAGTATAGTGAAAAATGGAGAACATGGAATATTAATTGCATTAATAGATTTGAAATTTTTACATTAGAAGAATATGATAGACTTATTTTCTTAGATGCTGATATGTTAGTTCTTGGTAATGTAAAAGAATTATTTGAAATTGATGTAGAGTTTGGTGCATGTACAATTGCACTAAATAGCGAAATAGATCACCCGAGTAAGTATAATAAAGCTTTGAAATCTTTTGACGGAGGCCTGATGATAATTGGGAAAAAATATCTTTGTAAAAACACAGTAGAAGACCTGATTAAAATAGCTAAACAAAAGAAATGGACGAGTGATGAACCTATACTAAATGTTTTTTTTGATAATACTAAAACTACATTTTTACCTAAAAAATACAACACACTCACAACAGAAATTACAAACGATAATTTAAAGGATAGTTTAATAATACAATACGTAGGAGTAAAAAAACCATGGCTAGGTAAAACACTAGAAGATAGACATGATACTTTTAATTTACAAAGATTAAATAGCAGAACTCTAGCCATTAAAGTAGATATGTTATATCAATTATACTATAAAAAAGCTATAGCAGCATATGGAATTGGATAAAAAAATAGCGTGTTGTTCTACACTTAATGATTTATACTTCGAGGGGTTTTTAACATTTTTCGAAAGTCTAAAGACACATAACCCAAAGTTTAATTTACCGTATTATATTTTTGCATGGGGTGATTTAAGTTCAAAAAATATTGAATATCTGCACAACCTATACACTAACTTTGAAATTAAAAATATTGATAACACAAAATATGATGGTGTAAAATATAGTACAAGATTTCGTGATTGGAATATTAATTGTGTAAATCGATTTGAAATTTTGTCTCTTTCAGATTATGATAGAGTTATATTTTTTGATGTTGATATGCTTATTATTAAAAATCTCGACGAGCTTTTTCAATTTGATGGTGATTTCTGTGCTTGTGAAGAGCCTAAGGATATATTAATTGATCATCCGGCTGTTTTTAATCAATCGTTGAAAACGTTTAATGGCGGTTTAATGCTTTTTTCGAAAAAGTATCTTAATAAAGAAACGCAAGACGGCTTAATAAGCATTGCCCTTCAAAAAAAATGGTCAAGCGATGAACCTATTCTCAATACGTTTTTTACAAATGATAAAGTTACATTTCTCCCTGACACATATCTTGTTACTATGCATGGTATAACAGAGAAAACATTTTCTTCTGCCAAAATTTTACATTTCGTAGGCGAAAAAAAACCCTGGAATAAAGGAGGTTTACCCGACAAATATGACCGAAATTGTGTAAGAGGTTTGGTTGATAAAACCCTTTTATTTAAAGTTGATTTAAAATACCGACAATACTATAATAAGGCTATTAAAAAATTTAATGAATATAAAGAAAATTCTTGTAATTGTACCTCACGGTGATGATGAAATATTACTATGTGGAGGAACGATTCATAAATTTGCGAAACAAGGACACGAGATACATATTGCCTTTGTTAGACAGCCACACGACGAAAGAACTGCAAAACAACTCGAAACAACGAAAAAAGTAAAAACGCATTTAAGAATAAAAGAAACGTACTACTTAAATTTAACTGAAGAGGAAACTGCAAATAATTTTCTTAAACTAAAATGCAAGGTAGAAGATGTTATAAGTACCATAAGACCTGAAATAATCTTTACCACTTTCTACGGCGACAATCATCAGGATCATCAAAATTTATTTAAAGCTGTATCAGTAGCATGTCGTCATCATAATGCACCGTTTGTAAAGCAAATTTATGTAGGTGAGGTCTGCTCTTCTACAGAACAAAACATAGGTCCAGATAAGTTTAATCCAACTGTCTACATTCCTCTATCCATTGATGATATTACTGCAAAAATATTAGCAATGGAAGCATATAAAACAGAGAGAAGAGATCATCCGCATGCAAGATCAGGAGAAAATATATCAGCTCTTGCAACGTTTAGAGGTGCACGTATTAATGAAAAATACGCGGAAGCGTTTATGTGTTTAAAGTTAGTTTGGGATTAGAGTAGTGCTGCTTGAAAGTGCATCCAATCATAGTTTTTCAGTCTACCTAGACTGACCCACCCTTCACTTTCTACGATTTTCCAAAAAGCTTCATATTCCTTTTTCGCGAAAACAGCTCTATCTCTTCCCCACTTTAAACGGTTTCTATCTGGATCTAGATCTACAGCAGCGCCCCAAGAATGTATTGACCAAGCTGAACCTCCGCGCATTTTACGAACGTTAACACAACCACCAAAGCTATTAAGTTTAAGCTTTTGAATATCTTTTAAACCATATGTTTTAAGGGTTTGTTCGAAAATAGTATGTAATGATTCTGCACATTTTTTATTACATGATATTTTTTTAACTTTAGCTGATTGATCCCATGCTAGATACATTTCATAAGGAAGTTGTATCTGTGTCATGTTTTCTCCGACAGGACCATAAAAGGCTGTCATTGATGTAAATCCTTGTTTTGGCCACTTATTCATATGGTTGTTCCTCTACCCACTCTATAGGTGCATAAGAGAGGTCATCTTTATACTTTTCAGCGTATATTTGTATAATTGTTTCTTGAACCTCTTCTTTTGCGTATTGTATTTCACCTTTTAATGCAGTGTTTGATTCTGTATTATATTTAAAATCAATGGCTGCTTGTAGACCGAGATATGCAGATATAATGATTGCAAAAATTTTAATTGTTTCTACGAATATTGTCACAAATGGTGTGGTAATTGTTGGAAGCGGTGCTGTTAAAAATAAGATAAAAGTACTTACTCCAAAAAAAGCCAACAACATTAAGATGGAGCTAAAAACCACAAAAAACTTTTTACTTCTTAAGAAGTTAATAGACTTCATCTCTTCAATATATTGAAGAGGGGTGTTAGGTGGTACTTTATTGTGACTTAACATAGCCGCTAACGATTGTCCTATTAATGCTAGTCTATCCCACATATATAACTATTTAGTCAAATGAATAAGTAATATTAATGTACGGAAAACAGTATAATAGTGATTTAGAAGCTATTTATAACTATATGGTTCAACCTCAAGTTTTGTTGGAAAAATACTATAGTGATAAATTGCACGAGAGATTTTGGCAAAATAATGTTTTTGATTCTAATATACGAGAAAAACTATTACAGATTGCGAAAGATTTCTATAATTCCTTTGATATTAATGTACCGGTAATAGATATACAACTAACAGGATCAATGGCTAATTACAATTATACGAAGTATTCAGATCTCGATGTTCATATTATAATTGACTTTAAACAAATTAACCCCAACACTGATTTAGTTAAAAAAGCTTTAGACGGTGTTAGATTTATATGGAATTTGAGACACAATATAACTATGGGTGGTCATGATGTAGAATTTTATTTTCAAGATGTTAATGAGCAGCATACGGCTAGCGGTCTTTATAGCTTATTAAATGGAGAATGGATAAGAGAACCAAAGTATAGCCCACCTGAAATAGATGAACGCGATGTAAAGGTAAAATATGACGCTTATGTATCAGAAATAGAAAAACTTGCTAATAGAGTAAAAGCAAAAAATCTTTCTCCTGAAGAGTATAAATCAATAACAGATCGCGCCTCTAAGTTGAAAGCAAAAATACATCAAGGAAGAAAAGATTGTTTATTAACAGGTAATGAATTTTGTGTTGAAAACTTAGTATTTAAAGAATTAAGAAACTCTGATCTATTCGGTAAATTAATACAAATTGGTATTGACGCCTATGATAAGGCATATTCAGAAGACGAGCTTAATCGCCATGAATATTAAAAGTGACAGTGGTCTTATGATATAGTTTACCTGTCGTAGGGTGTATTTGACATAATTCACCGCTATTTAAAAGTACAACATTGTAGCCGTTTTTGTCGTTTATTCTCTGATATAAGAGCTGACCAAATTCTTCCATTTCTAGAAAGAAAAAGTCACCTGGATAAATTTTGTCCCACGTTACTTTCATAACTTTTATTATAGTAAAAAAATTATAAATCTCAAGAAACAAACGAATTTATTAATCCTTCTGCTGCATTAGCTGTCAAAGTGTTTCAACAAATTATAGGAAAAACCAAACAAGTGCAGCGAAGATAGCAGCTGCTCCTGCAGGTATACCGAGGTTATAAGGAGGAGGAGCTAAATTCATAAACTGTAGACCCAATAAGACACCACCTGCTGCAGCAATAACAGCTGCAATAAGTTTGAGTCTATGATAACGTTTTACAGCATTATTGTATTTTTCCATGAACTTCTGAGCTTCTGCTTGCTGTATAACACCCCATTCTTTTAGAGCATCTGCGCTTTTCTGTACTTCAGCTGTTCTTGCTTCCGCTTGCTGTAATTTAACTGATACATTAGATAGGTTTATTTTGAGTTTAGCATTTTCACTTTTTGCAGCTTTTAACTCAGCAGCTATACCTCTAACAAGCTCTCTTCCCTCGCTTATTGTTGGTTTAGGGATGGCTACCGGTGTAGGCTTTGGCTTTGGATCTTTTTTTCCAAAAGGCCATGCCATGGCACCTGATGTGATAGATAATAAAATTAAAATAGTTAAGTACTTTTTCATATTAGTTAGATTCGATTATGTTTTTATTTGCTGATACTGTAGCTCCTTTCTCAATTTGAGCTAACAGTACATCAAGTCTTTCAGCTAGTGTTAATGCTTTATCGATCTTATAAGCAACTGCAGTATTTTGTTCGCCTGCTTCTTTCAAATCAGTTTTAGCATCAGTAAGAGATTGAATAACCTGTGCTGTTGAGACTGATGGTGGTGGTGCGATTTGTTTAGTGGCACAACCTGTAACAAATAGCAGACTAGCTACAATAAAATAATGTTTCATTATTTGTATTTATGAAAGCCGTGGTTGATTTCCACCTGTAGCAGCAGGAAGCATAGCTGTATTTGGCATCGATGCAGAGTCCTTTCTTACAGGCGTGAGTGTGCCCAAAATTTCTTGTTTGCGCTTTTTTCTCTTAAGTTTTTTTAAATACTCTTTGAAAGACTGCATTATAGATACTTAGATTTTTTATGAAGAGATCTTAGCTTTCTTTTGCGTTTTAGTTGAGAATTTTCAAAAGTACGTCTTCTATAAACTTCTTCCATTGTTCCTTCAGTAAACAAGCGCGATTTGAGTCTCTTTAAAGTGTTGTCAATTGGTTCGTTATCTCGAACTCTTATTTCTATCATAGATTATATACTTATACTTTTTAAGAATTCTTTTTATCATCTGTAAAGACAATAGAGAAGATAAAGAGACTGATAAACGTCGCGAATAAAGCAGTTAGTAATGCTGTAATTACTTTTATCATAGGAAAATTGGGTGTTTTATCGCAAATTGGACCATATCAGTTGCGTCTAACATGGCATCTAACTGACGGATATGCCCATTTAAGGGTTACATATAACGCATTTGTCAGTTATCAGAACACCTAACCTGTTGTAGTCTGAGTTTTTTAGTCACTATCGGACCATGGCTTTGTTCTTACTCAGCATAACCATTTCGCTCTATATTTTGGACCTCTGTTGAGGCTTATTCACAGTGGAACCATCTTAGATATCTCTAAGAAAGGAGGTAGAGTTGCATACCTTGTGTTAAGGTGATACGTTTTTATCGGGACGTCAAACACCATACCTTACCCGCATGTAGAAGCCAGGGCAAGTCACCCCTGCTTAGCCTAGATACCGACTCAACCCTCTCTAGGACTTCTTATATAGATCAGAGCTTATGACGCTGTTATTCTGATCTATGTCTTACAGATCCATCCTCATTTAATGCCGGTGCATGACTATGATGCGTTGGCCCGGATGGACTGCAGTTATTATTGAGCTAGGATTTGCCTTCCTTTGAGAGACTTATTTTAACGCATCGTCTTACTCAGTCTCAGCTCAAAAGGTTGTTAATTTTTCAAAGATCGTTTTTGATTATTTATAAAGTATATATTCTTTCTTAAGGAACTGCAATATTATTTTCTAGGAACGTAACTTTATAGTTTTGCTCTTCTTTCGGATAACAGTTGCGATATTTTTTAATATATGCTATAACTTCTTCCCATGTATTAAAAGGCGATAACATGACATCATACCAATAACCAGTAGAGGCAATCATTCTTTCAATTTTATACATGTTTTACAGTTCAATTGCGTTTTCGTTTTCAAACATGTCACGTTTAAAGTAGTAATCCTCTATTTGCTGCTCTGTGTAATCGATTTCACGCTCAATATCATCACGAGCATTATCAACAGCTTCACAAATAGGCTCTAAGGTATGACAAATAAACTTAAAATTAGTAAAATCACAAGCCCACGATACTTGTTCTTCAATTTTTGTACAGACCTCAAGCGCTTGTTTTAATTCTTTAATTTTTTTATTAGCCTGTATGAGATGGCAAGGATCATTATTCGAGGTCATCGTCTTCTTGGATACTGCCGGGTTCATATACGTAGGTAATACCGGTACGCTTTAGACCTTCTATCCGATCATAAAGACCCATCGCGACATCCCGGTCTTCACGCATTAAATGTATTAAACATTCTTTAGCGCGCTCTGTAATACCAGGACCAGAACTTTCAGTTGTTTCAATAATATACTGCTTTACGATTTCTACTGCTGTTTTATTCATATTAATTTTTAATAAAGCTAATAATAAGGCTAGCTACACCAAACCAAAAAACAACTGTTATAAGTGAGATAACAAGCCATGCTGCAAACCGAATAACTCTATCTTTTGTTGACATAAATCTATAATATATTATTCTGCAAGAACGTCAAGCATTTCCTGCTCGAGCTCACGCTCTGTTTTCAGCCTGTATTGCCCAGGTCTTACTTCTTTTACAATTCCTTCAGCAATCATGTATTGCAATGTCTGCTGAACCGCTTCCCTTTTTTCTTGTTGTGTCATATTAAAGCTTATGTGCTACGTAGCGATCAATTTGCTTAAAACACAGCAATTGATCAACCCACGTGCATTCTGTAAACCATACAATATTGTACCCTAATAGGGTCGGTGTATGTTTTTGCCTAGGCAAAACATTCTCTAGCCAAATAATTATTGATTCGATAACGAACAATAAGAAGTTTTTCATATTACTCTTTTAGTATATAGTATTTGAAAGGAACGTCAAGTTAACAAAATCCCATTCGCTTTTCTTGGACTAATTCCTTCGACAAAATAACGTCGTCTGAATCAGTATTGAATATCTCGGCCAAAGTCATTGGCTCAGTTGCTTTGTATTTGATTTTATTAGCGTCGAGTATTTTCTGACAATGTTCAATAGGGAGTTTATCGAATTTATACTCACCTTTAATTCGACCTTTGCGTAGTAAGGCCTTATCAATATCTTGTCTCGGGCTATTATAAGTAGCGATAATAGAAATATTGAATACATTACCCATAATACCATCAGTTAAATTTAAAATTGACGAAACCAATGAAGATGATGACCCTCCATCACGAGCTAATAACGCTTTTTCTGCATCTTCAATTACAAGAATGCTGTGTTTCTTTTTAAGAAGAATAGGTAAGAAAGAAGGATCACTTAATGCTTCAATTAATGCGACAGGTAGATAAATTAGATCTCTGTCTGTTTGCGAGGCGAGATATTTAATATATGTTGTTTTACCTGTACCAGGTTCACCGTGTAGAAGATAAAGCCCAGCTTCATTGAGTTTGAGACTTTCAATCATCCTATCATGAAAGTGTTTAAAGTTTTCAGGGTAATAATCATCTACTGAAAACCCTTCTGGCACCTCTGTCTCAAATGGCTCAAAACGAACACCACCGTGGTCATCCCTAAATATGGCGTAGATAGTATTTTCTAGTTGCTCTTCAAATAAGAAAGTCTCGAAATCACTTAAAGGGGGTACTGTACCTGGCTTAAAGTAAATATCAATAGTATAAAGCTTTGGCTTTTTATCCTGTTTTTTGGAGCGTTTACGTGATGACTCGCAATCGAATCTAATGATACTTTCCTTGTAGAGGAAGCCTCCCTTGTAGTCACTGTTATCTTCTTCAAAGAAGTCAATATCATATGGATCGTAGATTGTTGTACCGGATTTTTTATTAGGTATAGTTGTTACTTCGGAGATAACTTTTCCATTTTTGCGAAGAAAATTAATTAACTCCTCTGTAAATGTTTTTCTAACATGAATAACACTCGGAATACATTTAAACAGATCGTTGAAAATGATCGCTGTTGGTACAAGATCAGGTGTATGCGAAGGCTCATAATACTCTCTGCCTGGGGTTGTAATAAAAACATCACCTTGACCGAAATTTTGCGGTATAGGTAATTTACTCATACTGGGATTCAATAATTTCTTTTTCTTTCCAGATTTTTCTTGTGATGACTTCATGTTCGTTTTCTAATTCTGCAAGTTTTTGATTATAAAATTCTACAGATAATTTATCGATAGCACTTAATAAAAGCTCTCCATATTTTATAGACTCGTTGTGAATTTTATCAAGTTGCTTATTTAACCATACTAACGTATCTATGTGTAGGTTCATTGTCTGGATAGTAATGTGATATTTTTAAAATGCAAGCATCCTCGACGGGATTCGAACCCGTGATAGCTCCGTGAAAGGGAGCTGTGATAACCGCTTCACTACGAGGACATATAAATTATTTAACTTCTGATACTTTTAAAATTCTAAATTTGACTTTAAGACCATGCTCTTGATATGATTTAACCTCTCTTCTTGCATCTTCAAGAGAGCTATAATCTGTAAAAGTGTGACGTATCCATCTTTTACAGCCTGGTTGGTAATATTCTATAATGTAATGTGTCATAATATCATTTATGGTACCTCGAGTAGGAATCGAACCTACATTAAGGGTTTAGAAGACCCCTGTCCTATCCGTTGAACGATCGAGGCATTAATTTTTTTCCCAAAGACCGTTAGCTAAGTACTTAACCTTTTGTATATAGTTATAGTTTGAGGGTGCACCCGCTGACCAGTCTTCAGGTCCTAGTAAGCATAATATAAGTATATTCTTTTCTGTATTTTGTGCAAGCCAATAAACATTGTCGGGAACTAATTCAAAATTGTATTCGGCTGAATAAATTTTTTGTGTAAGCTCAATTCTTTCTTTAATTTGTAGCGCTTGTTGTTGGATAACATCTGCAATTTGTTTTAAGTTATCAAATTCATGCTGTGCTTGTTTTATGGCTAAATTATACTGTTGATCCTTTTTATCCTTTACCTCGATTAAATCGAACTTCGGTGCACCGCGATCTAATGCATAAAGAGCGCTAGCTTTTTTATAAGGATCGAATTCGGTTATTTGCATATGATGGCTCCTAGGGCTGGATTCGAACCAGCAACCGATCGGTTAACAGCCGATTGCTCTACCGTTGAGCTACCTAGGATTTTAAAATGTGGCCCCGGTAGGATTCGAACCTACAACCAAGCGATTATGAGCCGCACGCTCTAACCATTGAGCTACAAGGCCTTTATATGTAGATAAGTATATATGAATGTTTTTTATATTCAAGAAAATATTTTAACACCATACATTTTTTCCCACTCACCTACATCGTTTAAATCATTAATAATTGGTTGGCCCTTTATATTTAGACTGGTGTTCAGTAACATAGGACAACCTGTTTTGTTGTACCATTTTTCTAATAAATCTCTCAGCAAAGAACCGTCTTTTCCAACAGTCTGAACTCTACTTGAATAATCGTAATGTACAATAGCGGGATACAAATGCGGCTGCAAGCACTGATATGTAAATTGCATATAGGGTGAATTTCTTTCTTTAGGGATTGTAAAATAATTACTAGCATGCTCTTCTAATATAACAGGTGCAAAAGGTCTAAATTTTTCTCTATGCTTTATGTCGTTTACTCGATCCTTTGTACTATTACCTCTTGGGTCTGCAATTAAGCTTCTATTACCTAATGAGCGAGGGCCGAATTCTGCTTTACCGCGCGCTATACCACATACCCCATAATTTAAAAGATGATTAACTATTATATCATTTGATATTGTTTCTACTATATTATGACCTAAAAACGGCCCGGGCCAGTGAATATGTTCCTTATGGTGTGCAAGAAACGAACCAATCGCTGATCCGCTATCACCCGGTGCTGGTATAATCCAAACATTTTTAAAATAATTATAAGCCAGGTTATTAGCTACACAATTGAGAGCACAGCCTCCTACTAATACTAAATTTTTACTATTTGTAAGCTCAGTACATTTTTTTAAAATACAATTAAAAAGCTTTTGATAAACATGTTGTGTTGCGGCCGCAATATCATATATATCTTGTTGTGTTGTTAAATCGGGCCTCCACTGCAAACACCCACGATGCAGATTTTTTTTAATAGATATATTTTTTAAATCAATAAAGTCTGTTATAATATCTTTCGTTAAACGCTTAGGATTACCCAAAGCGCTCATTCCCATTAAAATATATTCTTCTTCATTTGGCTTGAGACCGCACCGTTGTGTCATTGCTGAGTACCAAAGACCAATGCTATTTGGGTATCTTAAGCTATACACCTTTTTAAGATCTTTATGATGAGCTCTCCATATCGAAAGTGTTTCAAATTCACCAATTGCATCGATAACTAAAATACATGCGTCATCAAAATGTGAGGTAAAATAACCAGCTGATGCGTGACACAAGTGATGGTTTGATGTTTTTATATTACATTTAATATCGTATTTGTTTAAGTACTGTTTTACTGAAAAATATTTTAAATATTGTCCAGAATATATTTGACGAATAAACTTTAACAAAGGATATTCATACCAATACGCTGTACTAGGCATGCCGTATGATAGTGCTTCATGCACTAAATGTATATTTAAATCAGGGTCATTTTTTATCTTACTATATCTTTCAGACTCTGATGCAAAAACTAGCTCTTTGTTTTTAAAGACCGCTAGAGCTGCATTATGGCTACCAGCTGATATGCCCCATTCGATCATTTGTATATAAAAGGATCAAGCTTACGATAATGTTTCATTCTTCTCTTGTGTTCGAAGTAATTTACAATTTTATTCCAAAGAGTTGAGATTCTTGTCAGCATTTATATATTTAACAAGATTTTTTGCTAGTTCAATATGAGCCTCTTGTACAGGGTGACCATAATCATGTAGATCGAATTTAGCAGCAGTGTACCAGAGCTGAAAACACCTTTTACCGTCAAAGTCATAAACCTTCATAGCAGGCATTTTTTTCTGTAATTCAAAAATATTTTTAGATTTGAGTAATGGTATATGAATTACGTTAAGAGAAAAATGTTTTACTATACACTCAACAGCCAGGGCTATATCAGCTGTGTTGTCATATTCATGTGCAAAGTGTTTTAAAAAAAGGTCACTGAGAAAGTTTTTTTCGCGTACACTTTTTCCTGACGTACAGCCGTGCCATGCGTTTGCTATGCTACCAACCTGCACAAAATCAGTATCGTCTTTAATTAACTCGTTTCCCTTTAGAGGATAAAAAAATTCTTTGCGAATATGTGAAGTATAACCAAAAAGTATTAAGGGGTCAGTAAACCTATCGATATTTTTAATTAACAGTCTCAAGCTTCTTTCATTACTACCACCGCTCATTGCGAAATTGTAGCAAGGTACTTTTAATTCGTCTGCAATTAAAGCAGGAAACGCTAGTGGCTTTGTGTAGCTGTCCATTTCTGTGATGGATAGCTTACCGTCTTCAAGCAACTTCTTATATTCTTGCCACTTACCGTCAAGCTCTGTCCCTGACATGAAGCTGTCTCCAAAAGCAACAATACAAGAATATTTTTTCATTTAAATGGTACTCCGGGTGGGACTCGAACCCACATTGCGCCCCCGTCGCGGGACTATCAGGTGTATAAGACCTGCGTGTTAACCATTACACTACCGGAGCATTAAATTATATTTATCAAAAATTAATGCAGGAAGATATTTTTGATCTACAATAATTCTAAGTTCATCAATTTGTGTTTGTAGAGTTTTAATCTCTCTAGATTGAAGTACAAATACAACAACGAGCATACACAACACAAAGGCATACATAATATCTAAATCAAATTTCATATTAATATTTTTTAGCATCTCGCTTTCCTTTATCATAAGCTTTTCTCGCGGAAGTTCCAGCTTTATGTGGGCATTTAAAACGCTTATTAAAAGCATTATTGTATCCAGAGGTATAGCACATTATGTAAACCATTTCAGACATACCTAGTTTTTCCCAATGTTCTTTTCTCATTTAGATCTTTTTTTGCCAGCGTCTTTCCGGCGTGTTCTCGCTTTAGCGCCACCTGCTCTAAGTTGTGCAGCTATTGTATTCCTCGATCCTGTTTTGCCAAAACAGCCCCAATTGCTAACGATTGTGTTTTTCGTTCTAGCCATACATACATAATATATGAATTATAAGAATGTGCAAGGAAAAACTACCTCGCTACGACTCGAACGTAGAAAAGGAGATCCAAATTCTCCTGTGATACCATTTCACCACGAGGTAATATGGGTAGAGTAGGACTCGAACCTACGAACTCTAATAGAGAGGAGATTTACAGTCTCCGGCAATTGCCACTATGCGATCTACCCGTTTATGTTCCAATATTTTAATTGAAGTTTAAGAAAAATTCAACTTCTTTTTTATTTATTATTACGGAACAAGAATAACGTTACCAGAATAAGGATCCTTTATTTCTGTATCTGATACATACCCTCTTACATCTATATAACCCTTATCAGAATAAGGGCTTTTTATAAAACCTTTCATATTTGGAACAGGTATTCCGTAAGAATATTTTACTTGTTCTAATGCTACTAAATTAGTCGGTATGTATCTTAGTATGATAATGCCAGCTAATAAGCCTAGAATGAAAACAGAGACTGAACTGTTAATTATAAACGCAAAAAGCAAAGTGACTAATCTGCAGACAAGTGTTACAAAAAACCAGAATACTATAAGTGAACAACATCCTAATAGTATTGTGATAAAAACAGTCACATCATTTATGTTTTATTTTAACAGGAGCAGAGTCCTCGTCTTCATCACGTACTTTGTCTCGTAAAGATGGCGACCGTTTTGATTTCCGTTCCGGAAAAAAAACCGCTTTCTTTTCTTCTTTAGATAGGCAAGGAAAAATCTCAGAAGAGATGTAGTATTTATTTAATGTAGGAAAAATGCCGTGCATATAACATAATATTATCTTGCATGTTTTTAAAATGCAACTAGATTAACAATATGAAAAAAATTCATACACAAGTCGTTGTTAACAAAGGCGAAGTTCCTCTATTTGATAAAAACATGAATCCTACTAAACTTCCTGTTCTCGAAATTCAGTTCCATAAGGACAGTGAAGTCGTCCGTGAAATAATATCAGAGTCTACAGGGTATCGGTTATATCGTGAGCTTAAAAATGCTTTAAATTTAAACTGAGTTCCTAAATTCAGCTTGCGTTCCTAATTCAATTCCGTATAATGGGAGGTGCAATATGAATGCAACACTAGTCCAAGAATATGACAAACGCGCAACTGGCTTGCGTGAAGTCATTAGTAACTACAATAAAGAACCGGTTCAGTTGTCCCGAATCGATAAATCACAAAATCATTTTGAGTATAATGGGGTCGAGGTCGGCCACAATGCTCTTAAAGATCTTTTGAATATCTTTTCGGTCAAACAGAACTTGATTTCTGAAATCAAAAACGACAAAGAGCAGTGGCTGCCCCTGCATCACGCGCTCTCTAATATTAAGAACGACCGTATTATTACGGCTGTTGTAAACCGTAACAGCAAAAGTCCGTATATCTCTCGCTTCTTTGATGAGAAGCTTGACGAGGCACAACCTCTTAAGCTCGAACCTGGCATTGATTTGATGCGCGGTTTCCTCGAGAACACAGAACGTGATCTCATGATCCGTAATCTGGAGTTCAATTCTGAAACTCTTCAGATTGATCTTCGTGTTCAAGATAAGACCACAAACATCGATGTGTTTGGTGATGGAGAAGATAAATGGAACCCCGGGTTTGGTATCGGCTATGGTGAGACTAAGACCTCGGTTGCTCCTTACTATCTCCGTTTGGTCTGTACTAATGGTATGACGGCTGCACAAGAGATTGTTCAGCGTTATTTCAATACACGTGAGATGAAGCAGAGCTCTTTTAACAAGCTCATCAACGGTGTTATTGAGCGTGACGTTGTTCAAGTATGTAAGACTAACGCTAAGCGCCTGCAAAACAATAATGTTAGCTTACGCGAGTTTTTCGCTGCTAAGAATATTGTTCGTCCTGATAACAAGGATCTCCAGCTCGATTATTTCGACGACAAGGAGATTCAGGAAGCCTACAAACCGTATGCAATTCGCTACCGGAACAAGCGTTGGCTTTCCTCGGCGAACTCTAACGTTAATGCATACGAGTTCTTTAATAGGCTCACTCATGCAGCGACGCACCAGCCTCGTCTGCAGGGGTCTACTAGAATGGCTCTGAATGCTCTGGCATCGAGCTTGTTCTTCAAAGGACCGGATCTCGCTTTTCAAGCGCCGAATCCTTTCGGAAGAAACTAATCTTCTGAGACGCACAACTAAACCCGAGGGCGAAAGCCCTCGGGTTTTTTTATAAAATTTATAAAATTTTCTTGATTAGATCTAAGTTTCATATATACTACATGTATGAACGCAAAACACCAATTCAAATATACCTATAACGAAGGCTGTGAAGATTTCTCTCCAGTCGAAGTAACCTTTGACATGCCTGGAGATGTCACCATTCGTCAAATGCTCTGGAACTTTGAGTGCTATCTTAAAGCTTGTGGCTTCTATTTTGATGGACACTTGGAAGTGGTCCCAGAAGGTGGCTATGATTTAGAAGACGAAGTTGAGGAAGAGCCTCCTTATTGCTGTATGGGTGATAGTGATTGCTGTGAAGAGAGTGAAGAGTACAAAGCAGAAAAGCTTAAAGAGTGGAGTGAAGGCATTGCTAAACTTGATAACGAGCAAAAAAAGAAAGCTAATGAAGATGCTCGTAAAATGTCTGATCTCCATTACGAAGCTACAAAAGAAGTGGTTAAGAATAAATGGGTTCATGGTATCTGTAATCCTCCTTCGCCAGATTGGAAGGCAAGTAATTCAGATAATTACTGGAACAGCGCAAAAACCATCGAAAGGGAGCGCGATTGGGCAATGGCGGAAATCGCCAAACTCCAAATGAAATTGGAGGGCATTAATGAAGCAAGTAATTCAGATAATTGCTGGAACAGCTAATATGAAAAAAGTTAAATCAGTAACTATTATTAAACACTATACCTCTGATAGAACTACTATCACAGAAGATCATTATACTCAACATAATGAGCATCCGGAAGATAGGATCTTTAAAGATAGAGAATACATTAAAAGGCTTCAAGAACATATTGATTATGTCTTTGAACACCTGGACCATGATCTCAGACTGAATGATAAGGGCAGGGATTGGCTCTTTGATTATATCTTTAATGAAGATAGCAAAGATATTGAGTTTGAAGAGTACTTGGCAAAGTATAATGTCAAGTATGAGGATTGTGTTACTTCAAACAAATGGTATCATAATCAATGACTAACGAACAATTAGAACTATTACTCAAGTATATTGACATGAGAGATAGTCATTATAATCATGTAGCAAAAACACCTGAAGGATATAGTTTAGGTTACTCTGATGAAGAAGCAGAAATTAGACAAGATCTAAGATGGACATTACAAGATGAAAAAGAAATCTAAAAAAGAACTAGACTTAGACTTTGAAGGTTTTAAACCTTTAAGCTGTTCAAGCATCATTGCAGAAGCTAAAAATTTTAATTGGACTTCTGAAAAAAGAGTATTCACCTATAGTAGGTTCAATAACTTCTTTTTTGAAGAAGTCTTTAATAGAATAGAAAGACCAGAAATTGATCTTCAATGTTCTTTAGGTGCTATAGCAACATTGTTAGAAATTAATCCTTATTGGCAATGGGATGGAACACCGGGACAGAGTAAGCTAACAATTGCTTCTTGTGTTGCTAATTGCTTTGTGGACTTTACTTTGGCAGGTATTACTATTATGTGGAATAAAAGGCTAATAGTAACTGATTAAATGAAATATAGCATCAAAGAAGTAAAGCCTAATGTCTTTGCTGTTATAGTAAAAGACAAATATGATAGGGCTATGCTGTTCTGTAGAGCTCAGGAGTACTATGAATCTCCTAATGCTAAGTTCCGTAATAAGTCCTTTTCAATCTGGGACTACATGAAGTGGTATAATGAAAAGTATGGTAAGGGCTTTAGTTATGGTGCTGATTGGTCAGGGTTCAATATTCCTTTGAAGGTAATTACTCAATGCTATAACAGACTAGGTAAATTTGAATCTCCTTATGACAAAGTCATGTATGACATTGTGGTAAAGATTAATAAGAAATGCCTCTTTGATGATGGGTATGTTATTGCTTGTGGAGATACAAAAGGGGATACCTTTAAGCATGAAGTATGTCATGCCCTGTATTATACAGATAAAGACTACAAAAAGAGGATGGATAATCTGACTAAATCTCTTCCTCAAGAACACTATAACATCTTCAAAAAGAATCTATTAGAAATGGGCTATACAGTAAAAGTAATTGATGATGAGATTCAAGCCTACCTTCAATATGACTTTGATCACTATGACTTTGGAAAAGGTGTTGCTTTAAAAGTAAGAAAAGAGTATAACAAATTTTATCTTAATGAAAGAGATAAATAATTATGCTGATAAATTCAATTAGCAATTATTTAAAAATACTGCTAATAGAAATAAATATAATATATGCCCAATCCATCTTTCTGTTCGTATGAGTCAATTGTAGTAACTGGAGCTGCTGTAGTATCTTTATCGAGTCTTGACCCTGGACTTAATTTGTCAAATGTAACAACTCCTTATAATACTGTAAATGGAACCTATGTTGCCTTTGCAACTGCAGCTCCTGGTGGTGATATGTCTAAAAGATACACTCTTTTTACAAGAGATGGTCTAAATTCGTATCCAAGAATTGTAGCAGGTAGTGCATATAGTATATGGAATTTAAGTGTTAAAACTGAAAGTGTTCCAAGTGGCTTGGCATGTTATCAAACAACTCAAACATTACCAGTTTCTAGTAATCCGTGTCCTGTAGGTTTATGGAGTCCAATTCCAGCTAGTTTAGCTACTTGGTCGACAGATTTTGACACCGCTGTTGGTTCAGTAATTAACGGTTGCATTAGTTATGGAAGTCCAGAGCCAAATCAAGCAAATTCTAGAGATAACAAATACACTATAGCTCCGAAATTAATAATTACCGAAACAGACGTCGTAATAAGTCCTGGAGAGTTAGGTGAAGATAGGTTCAAGAGACTTTATACCCTAGGTTATGTATAAAAACATTCGAATGTTTTGAATAATACTTGACATGTCCATAAAGTTCCTATATACTAGGAACAATGAGCAGAGTACTAAAATTTAGAGCTTGGGATAAACTTAACAAAACCTTTATCTATTCTGACAAAGGCTATCAGGGTCATTATGTTTTGACTCTTGATGGTAGGTTCCAGAATCTTCAGAATGGTTCTGGAGGAGATGAGTATATTGTCCAAGAGTACATTGGCCTAAAAGACAAGAATGGCAAAGACATCTACGAAGGTGACATTATTAGCTTCTCTGTTAACTATACAGTAGAGCTAGGTGATCCTGATGTCATTGTGTATAAAGATTGTGAGGTCTATTATGATAAAGAGCTCGCTGGATTCTATTTTGGTAAAGATGGACACCAGATCTTAGATAAAGTTGAAGTAGACTCTATTGAGGTCACAGGGAACATATTCGAGAACAAATCAAATGGAAGACCAAACTAAACCCCCTTACCCTCTTGGTGACTTAACCCCGGAAGAGATAGAACAATTAAGACAATCTAAAAAAGAAATAGCACAAAGAGTTAAAGAGCTCTGGGAGAAAGATAATGAAAGTAAGAATTAATAACATAGGAGCTGAACCTATAGCATATATTGGCAAAAGGTTTGAAGAGCCGAGATATGAATTGTCTATTGTAAAGTATCATCCTAACAAGTATTATGGAATGCTTGAACAGTACTTGAAGGATGGCTGGAAAGATAATGGTGATTACATCTCACATAAAAATGCTAATATAGGTAAGAGCTGCTTTTTAGGTAAAGAGACAAACTATGTCGTAGCATTCCTCAGATATGATAATCATGATTGCACAACAAAGCTTGAATCAGTCTGCGATAGATTGCTTTACATAGAAGAGGATGAGAAAAAAGACTTCTTTGAAGTTTACAAAATAGCAGATAGAATGATATTAGAGAAAGTAGAAAAAGATGAAAAGCAAAATACCTGACTCCTTTGTAGAAGCTATGAAGGATATTGCAAAGGGTAAAACAGTTCCCTTGGATAAAGCTCTCAATGAAAAGCCTTCTATCGATTGGAAAGAAGCGCATGATATGCAGCAAAAGCTTGTTATTCATTATGTCTTAGAAAACGAAAAGCTTAAAGATAAAATTAAAGAGCTGGAAGCTCCTTCTGAGAAAGTTGATAATATCTGTAATCAGATTGAAGAGATATATAAAGAGAGAGACTATTATAAGATGCATAGTCATATCTTAGAAACAGCTAATGATGAGTTAGATCGGGCTAACAAACTAATGAAGGACACACTTATTAACATCTGGGAATGTTTCGAGATTAGATCTGAAATATACCATAATGATTGGGTAGGCCTACAAGCTCTTGCTAACAAAGCTCGGATCTGTTTAGAAGATATTGGTTACGAATGGCGAAATGATAAAAAAGATAATAAATCCTGAGTTAAGCAATGAAAAAGGTAATTATTTCTGCGTTAACAATTCTAGTAACTGGGTGCACAACCTTAACCGATAAGATAGTTAAACCCCCTATCAACGATGACAATTACTGGAACATTCCCTGCTTTGTGGATGGTATTAAATTAAAGAAGCCTTGGTTAAAAAAGAAAAATTATGAATAGTAGAATGATAGGCTTAGGTATGATCGATGAACAATATAAGAGTTCATTTGTAAAGCAAATGGAAGAAGAGATTAAAAGATTACAAGAAGACCTTTCTTTGTACAAAAAGGTTAACCTCGATTTGAGAAAAGAGATTACAATGCTGGAAAAGCTTATAGAACTCAACATGAAAGACCTCCATGATATAGCCGATCAAAGGGATTGGTACTATGAAGAGTATCAGAAGCTAAAAGTAAATACTTCATATGACGCTCACTGAAAACGACGCCTACAAGCATCCATTTTTTGCTGAAAATAGTGAGATGAAATCCTCTGTATTTAAAGCGAAGGTAAGAGAATTAAGTAAGTCGAATATATATGCGAGTTTAGGTCAAATTTTAATAGAATATGTTTCTATAGCTATTATCATAGGTTTGAACATAATGTTTCCAAACCCATGGTTTTATATACCATCAATAATGATTATAGGAAGCAGAATGCATGGTCTATTAATTTTAATGCATGATGCTGCACACTACAAGTTTTGTAATAATAAAAAACTTAATGATCTTATTTGCAATATAGCCATTACATTTCCTTTATTTGTTAATCTGTATCACTGGAGGTCCGTGCATTTCGCTCATCATAGAGACACAGGAGGTGAAGAGGACCCCGATTGGATGGGCTATGTAAATCACCCGGACTATAACTTACCAATGAAGACGAGAAAACTTTTATTAATTCTCGGACAACATATGTTCGGTATCAAATATCTAGTAGTATTCTTATCTACAAGACATTCTTTGACATATAAAATAAAATATATGATTTCGTCATTTTTTGATCCAGGTAGGGTGGGTTCAGCTCGTATCGATGGTCAAAACCCGTCTTATTTTTCTTTAACTCAAAAAATATTTTTAGCTTGTAGCTATATTGTATGTATCTCTCTTATAATTTATTTCGGTTTATTAAAGGTGTTTTTATTATTCTGGATTGCTCCTCTCTTTTTATGGACACATTTTATAACAAAATTAAGATCATACACCGAACATTGCGGGTTAGAGCACACCGGGTGTTATGAAAATACTAGGACGATGTACGTAAATTGGTTCGATATAATATTTTTAGGTTATTCCTGGAATGTCGGTCTTCACATAGATCATCACTTGTTTCCGAGTATACCTTCATATAGATTGCATAAATTTCACAAAATAATTAAGAATATGTATCCCTATAACAAATATGCACATATAACCTATAATGGTATTATGGGTGTGATACAGGAATGTACCAAAGAAAAATTCGTTTATCGAAGTTAAAGAAAAGCTTTCCTAAAATTAAGGTTCCTCTATAATACAATAATGCACACCTTAGATAGATTTGCACGTAGCGTTTGTCGTCCTCAAAAAATCAAAAAGCCTAATATAAGGCGAATTTATGGAGCCGTTACTGGGGCTCATATCTTTATTGTTCTCATATTCTTCCTTACCGGATGTCAGACCGTTTGGGCTCCTTTGTCCTTTCTTGAGCCGGAAAAAACTATTCTCACAAAGATGGACGCTAATACTATTGCCCTACACAATTCAGCTCCGGAATTGTTTGAGTTTAGAACAAAGAAATCAAACATCGATCTAACGCTTAAACCTGATATCATTCCGTGAACATTATCTATCAGATAGAGTATTACAACGAGGTGTGGAAGGATTGGTTGAGGTTTAGTCCCTGGGCCTTCTCTAATAAAGAAGAAGCTGAAAAAGCTCTCGAACAATATAAAACTTCTTACCCTGATAATGAATACAAAATAGCTAAGTATGAAGAGCCAAAACAAGCTCGTGTAAAAAATCTAGGACGAAAAATTACCACAGAAAAAACGTAAACCGATTAAAGAGCTCTTTTAATTAAAGTAATCTGCAATATAACTATCTTGGCTCTATTCCAGGAATAGGACCGGGGTCTGGGGGGGTGTTACTGTCCCTCCCGGCCGCTCAGGGCGAGGAGGGTCGATGAACTGTTTCCATTCGTTATTATAAAATCTTTCATTAAATCTATCATATGTTGCTATTGGAAAATTATAGACAGGTATTCTGACATAAATGTATTGTGATGTTGTTGCAAATTGTAAAGTTAAAAGTTCTGTATATGTAGGTGATTCAGCGGTTGGACTAAACGTGAATGTAACCAAATTACCCGATGGGGGATATATACCAGTTATTTCTGCAGATATTAAAGGGGAGGAACTTGCAAAAAGGTCAGGGTTTGAAGAACTAAGAGAAATTAAAAATCTTTCTTCTGTAGGTTCTGTGATATTAAGTATTCTTAATGGGGGTGGTGTAGGTTCTTGTATCGTGATAGCTGTAGAACTGTTAATTGATAATGTTCTCCAGGCAAATGTACCGAACCTGGGTCCATGTTGTTCCGATATCGGTTGATTGCGGAGAGCTCTTTCTAATACTTCTCTGGGAACGGATTGTGCCATAGGCTATTAAAGACAGGTACCTAGGTTCTTGATATATTGATGGAAGCAGATTTAGATCTGAAAGAATCGAAAATACTTTGAGCAATCGCAGTACCGGTCACCGGATTACTTAAACCTACATACAACCCACCAAGGGAGTTATGGTTTCTATAATTACCGGAAAGTACCGTGAAAAAGGTATCAATGGTTGAATTAGTAAGGTTGTTATTAAAGAGGTAACATGCACTTAGTCCCTGTAATGATGTAGAGTTTACAGAAATAGAAGATAGGTTAGAATTGGAATGGCAGGTAAATATAGCCCCTACACCAGCGGTGAGTGACAGGAGACTAACAGATCTAAGAGTAGGGGAGACAAATATACCAAAAAATTCATAATTACCCCCGCTTAATGTCAGGGCGGAGAGACCGATGTTGCTTGCGCTTATAAATCTGAGATTAGTACTAGAACTAAAATTCGTAATATTAGGTGCCCCAATTTCAATAGCAGTTAAGGCGCCAAATTTATTACCATAGAAAGAAGAAATATTAGGGCTAAAAGATTGTACCTTTGTGGTATTAGTAAGAAGGGAAGAGGATAGAGGAAAAAAGAGATTCTTACCATCAATTACATAATCTATACCCTCTCTCCCGGTAAGGGGAGTAGAGCCGGTGCTAGAAAGGGGACTAAAAAAGCTAGAAAGTAAAAGGTTAAGGTTGTTAGGCATATTATTGTAATTGTGCTATTAGAGCAAGATTGAGTGGGGGTTCTTCAATTGTTGTAATATTACTGGAAGTGTTAATGGATTGTGCTTTCCAGGCAAAAGTACCAAACTTAGGTCCTTTTTGATCGGGTTGAGGTAGATTGCGAAGTGCTCTTTCTAACACTTCTCTTGGTACTGATGAGGCCATATAAAATATATTTATATTATTCTAGCCCTATTCCCCAGGTTCCCCTATTATTCTATTATGGATAATGTGATAGAGATGGAGGAAAAGGCTCTCGAACAATATAAAGCCTCTTACCCTGATAATGAATACAAAATAGCTGAATATGAAAAACCTAAACGAGTACGTGCAAAAAATCTGGGACGAAAAATCTCTACAGAAAAAGCGTGAACTGATAAAGGAGATGATTAATTTCTCATCCGCCAAGGATATGACTAAGAGGAAGTATCTCATGGAAGTAGAAAAAATGCCGGACTGGAAGCTAGACTTTTTCTGTTCTGATTATTCAATGTCAGGGAGTGGACTAAAGGTTATCAAATGAGTAAAGAATACTACGGTTATTACGGAGATGTCTGGTATCTCTATTTTGCTCTTCTTTTTCGAACTGATATAGATCCGAAGAAGGTAATGAAGATCGGAACCACCAATGCAAGAGATCCCATGCTGAGGCTGACGTATCAAAAGAGTGATGAACCCTGGCCTATTATCAAATACTTCCCGGATATTCAGCTTCAAAAGTATAAAACGTTTGATACAAAAGTAGAGGCTGAAAGAGCAGAGAGAAGAATAATGGGTATGGTGAAACGGCAATTTAATTCACCAAGATTTCATAACTGGAGGGAACCCGATCATATTTCCGGTATTACAGAGATGCGGATTTATAATAGAGAAGAGTTTCTCTTTATTGAGAAGAACATGTTTTAATGCTATGGTGCTAGCTGACCAACTAATACAAGAGGTGAGGAGGTAGGTGTTGGTTATGGCTCGAGGCCTCCATCTGTAAATGTCCATCCTTTAGCGGTTAATGTATCTCGAGCTGTTTGACCGGCTGTATTATATTTTGAATTACCTCCGCCAAAAGGCACGTTGTTAGGTCTTAAATTAGCATTTGATGCTAAATCAACAAGAAGATTTGAATATGATTCAGTAGGAAGAGTTACACCACCAAAACAATTTACAAAAGATGAAACAAGTAAATTGGTTGTAAAGAGATTACTTGGTACAGAAGTTAAAGCTGTACAGTTTAAAAATGTATTACCAAAAGCGGTAACAGCCGTTGTGTAAGTAAAGAGTGTAGAAGGAATAGATTTAATAGGAACGGCTTGAAAGACATTTCTAGCAATTCGCAATTCGGTATTATTTTTAAAAAGATTATCGGGTATTAACTGTAAATTAAAACATTGTTCAAAACAAGATGTAATATCATGAAGTCTACGATTATTATCAAACAAACCCGCAGGTATAGCAGAAACAGGATTTAATTTAAAGCATTCTCTTGCAATGGTAAGATTAAACAGATTATCAAATGATCCTAAAGGAAGAGTTGATTGTACCTCACAAAAATCAAAACAGCTGTTTAAATTTGTTATATTTAAATTGTAATTGAAAAGATTACTAGGTATAGAGGATAAAAATGAATGGGTCGAAAAGCAATTAGCTAAACTCACTAAACCAGGTATGGGAGGAATGGTAGAAACAGAAACTACATAACTGTTATCTAAACCATTAAAAGGTAAACTAATAGAGCCATCACTACCAAAGCTACCAGATAATTTTATAGTATAATTGCCTGCTATTGCATAGGATCTTGTTTTTTTTCCTATAGTTGTATATGTCTGACTAGTACCATTACCCCAATTAACCCATATATTAGGATTACTACCACCTATATTAATACTAAGGCTATCGCCTGGAGTTGGTATTATTATTTCTATGTCCCAAGATAAAGGTGGAGGGGTCAATACAGTAAAATTGTTTTTAGCTAAAACTATATAACCAGAGTTAGGAGAGAATTGAGTAAACTGTGGAATAATATCTGAGGGTCTATATGTAAGAAGACTTGAACCAGAATTAGAAGCTCTTTGCACCGCACATAAACCAGAATTATAGGTACTGATAGCTGTTGGTGCATTATGGGTATATTCATCAATGTTGAATAATCCGTTATCGTTTCCAAAAATTTTCATATTGTATGTATATATTTATTCTGTAAAATTTGTGGCAGTTAAAGTATAGGTAAGCGGGTTACCGTAAAATGTATTGCATAATGATGTTGCAGCATTAAAGAGAGAATTATATACTGATGACATTTCTACTTCTGAAGCAAAATTACTATATTTAATTAACCCGAAAAGAGATAACTGATTGTTTCTTTGTCTCATCCACATGCCTGATGAACTCTCACCTATAACTAAACTAGAGCTACTATACCATCTTGACTTTGGTAGAGATGAAAATTTAAAATAAGTTGAGGGTGCTGAATTTATTGCTGGGAGGCCGGAGGCGTTTAAACGTATCCCTTGTGACACCTCACCGGTAGCAGTGGGTCCGAGTAACACCCTCGCATAATCTGATTTTGCACTTATTGATTTGTTAAAATTTGTAAAATTTCCTATTGAATAGCATGCAGCAGAGACTGGGTTATTCAAAATACCAATACGTACATCTGTCAGACCAATATCTATAGAGCTTAAAACTGATCTTGTTGATACACTACCATCCTTGTGCACAAATTTCCATAGAGAGCCTTCACTCATTACACCAGGAAAATGTGCAGTGTTAACAAAGTGAACAGGGCTAACTAGTATCATTTTCCCATTCCACTCAGGATCTGATGCAGCGGCATTGTAACCTATGCCCGAAAAGTCTAAATCTTTCCAAAATGAATCATTATTAAATCCCTGATAAGGATCGTATCCATATCTTCCGTTTATTACTCTAGTAGCTGAATAAACTAATGTTTGAGTTGAATACACACAGGTGTCTACTGACCAAGGTTGACTCGTTAATCTTCTATATGCAGGTCCACCCCACCCTCGTTTAGGTATATTGCCATAATCACCTATAGTTTCCTGAGTACTGAGCCACACGGTTGAGCTAGTGGAGAGGGGACCAACAACTGTCCAGCGCTGTTGTGGTTCATCAAACAATACAAAGTAATTATCATTGTTTCGAAATACATCGCGGTTGTCCTTTATGTCACCTGTCTTAGTATAGATTCCTGATAGTGCATTAAAACGTACAAGTGTGCCTCCTTGAGCGCTGACCGGGGCTTGTAACACAAGAGTATTACCTAAAGTGTGGGGGTAGTAAGTGCCTGTAGGAAGATATTGAATAGGAAAATAACTATCAAGCTCAAAAGGTATACCGAAGTAATTGGTGGCAATTAACTTTAAAAATGTATCATCAGATGATGAAGAACGACCCATAGCAGCCCCGCTATTAGTATTGGAATAAGAAGGCAGGTTAGCAAGCGGGTATCCAAGAGTCCAGGCCGATAGTTGTTCGGAGGATATAGCCGAATAGACACTAGTAATTAGATTGTCATAAAAGTTTGAAGATTCAGATAGAGGCGGATTGAGTTGACTAACGTTTACATTGGAAACCCAAGCTTGTTGCAATCTAGGGTATATGTGATTGGGTTTATATCTAAAGGATGTAAGCTTAGGAAATGTAGCTGAACTAAAAAATTCTAATTTATCATTAATGGGTAATGAGAAATCAGTAAGATTGGTCATAGATATAAAATTGTTAATGTATGCAAGATTAGAAAAATTTGTTAAATCCATCTTCACCTTAGTCTCCCTAGTACCATCAAACTGTATAAGGTCAAGAGCTGTTATGGCATTAAAGCTTGAATTGTTATTTTTATAAAGTTCAAGTATGTTACCATCAAAAGTATAATCACTCGATGTTAAACTAAGATAGGCATTCGGGTTAATTCTATTAAACAAGTAAGGAACTATAGATAATTTAAAACATGATATATTATTAACAATAGTATCAGTGGGAGGACACTCTACGGCCTTAAACCACCCGGAGCTAGGAATATTGGTAGGAGAGGCGTTTGCTGCAGAGTTATATAACAGGGGTGTTGTTAGGTCATAATTTACAAACCATCCCGACAAAGGACATTCCGGTCTATTAATATAGCCTACATACAACCCATTACTATAATCAGGGTACAGGTAATCGGGTACATATGAACCACCAGCTATAGGAAAAGGTCCGTATATGCTTGAATTTATTGTGGGGTAGAAGTACTTTGAACCGGTGCCTGCAAGGTTAAAACTATTGCTCCAATTGTTAAAGGATATAAGGCTTAAAATATTAGGATCAGGAGTAACGTTTATAGCGCCAAAAATATCTCGTGGTAGGGTAAAGTCGTTTTTGGCTAGAATGACATAACCTGAATTAGGAGTGAATTGAGTAAATTGTGGTATGACATCACTGGGTCTATAAGTTAATAGGCTTCCTCTAGAGTTAGAAGTTCTTCTTACAGCACAAAGACTATCATTGTATGTGCTAATAGGTGAAGAGAGACCATCAACATACTTAACTATGTTAAATAAACCGTTAACACTTCCTGTAATATCCATGGGTATATTACGGTATAATTAAATTGACGCTACCGCCGTTTAATGTTCCTGTTGCTTGTGGTGATATCCCTGTAATACTGTAGCCAAATTGCTGACCTAGGCGATCTTCCGTATGACCAATAGCAGCGCGAGGTATACCGTTTACTGAAACCTGTGTATTAGTAAAGTTTAAATCTAAGCCATTCCAGTTGTTATAAAAATAACATTTATCGTTTTGATTAACGGCAGTCATGTTTACTTTTTGAACTGCATCTTCAGAGAAGAAAAATCCTGTCTCAGGATCTAAAGTTCCGGGTCCGATTGTTACAACAACAGTAGGTGTCGGTGTAGGAGTTGGAGTCGGTGTAGGAGTAGGCGTTGGGGTAGGCGTTGGCGTTGGGGTAGGAGTAGGTGTAGGCGTTGGTGTCGGTGTAGGAGTAGGCGTTGGGGTAGGCGTTGGCGTTGGAGTCGGTGTAGGCGTTGGTGTCGGTGTAGGAGTAGGCGTTGGGGTAGGCGTTGGGGTAGGCGTTGGCGTTGGAGTCGGTGTAGGCGTTGGCGTTGGGGTAGGAGTAGGTGTAGGCGTTGGAGTCGGTGTAGGCGTTGGTGTCGGTGTAGGCGTTGGTGTCGGGGTCGGAGTAGGAGTTGGTGTCGGTGTAGGCGTGGATTCGGTAACGGTTATAGAAGAGGAGCCAGCTACATTTTGTGCTCTCCAAGCCACAGTACCAAACCTGGGAGGTTGTTGTTGATCGGGGGGAGCATTACGTCTTGCTCTTACTAAGACTTCTCTAGGTACCAATTGTGCCATAATATTATTTATTGATATTTATAATTATATGTGGTTTCTTTTTACGAAACTCATAAAATGAGCCCACCATCATTAAATACCCAGCCTTTAGCAGTAAGCGTATCTCTCGCTGTTTGTGCCTGTATTTTATAACCAATGAGGGCAGTACCAAAAGGTACATTATTTTGGCGTAGAAAAGCATTTGAAGCTAAATTAATTAGTAAATTGCTATACGACTCGGGTGTAATCTGATTACAAGCAGCAAAACACTCTTCAAAAGTTGTTACTGCTGTATTGGTAAAAAATAGAGTATCAGGTATTGCCGATAAGTTAAAACATATACCAAAGGTAGAGTCAAAAGAGGTTACAGCTCTATTGTTGGTAAAAAGATTTGCAGGAATATTTCTAAGATTTATGCAATTAAAAAATGCAGATTCAAAAGTTTCCATTTTAAAATTATTACTAAATAGGGTTTCTGGCAAAGCTGATAGACCGTGAGCTTGCGAAAATGCATTACGTATTGTTTTTAAATTAGGTAAATTGCTGAAAAGATTACTTTGAATAGCTGATAATGACCTTGAATTAATAAATAAGCCTTCAAGTGATTCTACGCCTTGTGTATTTGTGCCAAAAATATCACCGACTGTCGTGAGATTGTTGCATTCGCTAAACATACTATTAGCTCTTTTTAGGCGCGGTTTATTATGTAATAAACCTGTAGGAGCTTCTCTTAACCCTGCATTACTAAAAATTATACTCGCATCTACTACACTTAATTGATTAGCAAAAAGGGTGCTCGGTACTTGTGCAAGATTCTTTGTTAGAAAAAATGCAGCACTAAAAGAGGTAATTTGAGGGTTATTAGTAAAAAGGTTTTCATGTATGTTGTTTAATTGTTGATTAAAACCCAGTACTATACTTGCGTCGGTAAAATTGGGAAAAAACGGCATAGCACTGACACTCTTTAAGCAATTCCCACTACCACCAAATGTTTGTATATTTCCTCCTACATTACCAAAACTACCGTAAAGTTTCATTGTATAAGGTCCTGGGGTTGCATATGTAGCTGTATATGTACCTTCCGCTGTTAATGATCTAACTTGTCCATTACCCCATTCTACGACAAAAGTAGGTCTTTCCCCCAAGATAGTAAAACCAAATCCCTCATTTGTACCTGTAGTAACAAGTGAAAGGTTCCAAGTACTAGAAGGATTTACAACAGAAAAATTATGTCTTGCTAATACCAAATAACCAGAATTAGATGCAAATTGGGTGAACTGCGGTATTGTATCTGTCGGTCTAACGGTCAATAAACTACCACCAGTAGCTGATGCTCTTCTTACGGCACATAAACTAGAACTGTATGTGTTTACATTCTGTGATAAGCTAAAAGGGTATTGAATTATAGAAAATATACCCGTTGAAGATCCGGGAAATGTTCTTACACCTGCAGGAGGTAACTGATCTTCTGGTACAACGAAATTGTTTTTAGCTAAAATTATGTAACCAGAATTAGGTATAAATTGTGTAAATTGGGGAATAGCATCACCTGGTCTATATGTTAAGAGTGTTCCACCAGAGTTTGATATCCTTCTAACAGCACAGAGACTGGCATTATATGTATTAATATTAACAGAGCTACTATTAAAAAACTCTACAACATTAAACAACCCGCTTGAATTGCCCCTGATATCCATTTATAGATTATTTAGTATTTGCCGATAGATTATCTTTCCTATACTATAATAAACAGTATGGATAACGTGATAGAGATGAAGAAAAAGATAGAGGAATATAGGGAAAATACCCGAAAATTGAATAAAAATGAACTTATTTTAAAGCTCCGCCAGGCACAAATGCTCATTAATACGGCTCTGGATATCTTAGAAGATCCGGAAGATAAATGATTGATAGGGAATAATTAATCCCGAAATAGTATGGGCGTTATAAAGACATATACTCGGATCCGGAATACTAATATACTAGGAAATACCCCGACATTTGGTTTAATTTTTATTCTCGCTCTTCTCTTACCAGGTTGCAATTCAGAGACTCTTTCTCAGAACGCTAAGCATTATCAGACTCGTGCAGTCCAAGTTATGCATGTTACAAGAGATCAGAGTTTCGGAGATGAGAATAACAATTATTATAAGCTTTATCATTACTGGAGAGAAGAGAATGCTGAGGAACGGCAACAGGCCTATTACCAGAAGTGCCTCAGAGGCCTGGAGAATCATAAACCCAAACAACGATTATCCCCGGGCAGAGCTAATAGCCCCGTAGGAGGATCTCCACCCCCTTCTCCGAGAACCTCGCCGCAGCGCTTAATCGGTGACGTTAATATCCAGGAGTGGGGTGTTCCTACATCACAATCAGCTCTACCTATAGGTTCTTTGTAATCTCTGATACTATAGTAATATAGGAACCTACTACCTCTATCTACTATAATGTAATATAACTTTACCCGTCGGGTGTTCATGGACTACGGGGTTTGGTTGGCGACCAAGGAACTGGCCTATCCACTCTGGTTCCTCTATACTATAGATCTTATGGCAGATATTCAATATAGTCCTATTGTAGCGGAAGTCGAGGCTCTGGTAGCCGGGCTTACGGAACTTCGGAACGAGAACACGTTGCTTAAAGCTCGTGTGCTCGAGCTGGAACGGAAAATCTTTAATCTTCCGGAAGACGTCTCTATGGGCCGAGCTCGCTGCTGCGGTTAGGTTCCTAATTTCTACTCCGGTACACATTTAAGGTTCCGGAACACACGGAGAGTATAGTCTAGAGTTCCTAGACTGTAGTCTTCTTTTGTTTTTGTTCCGGAACTAATACTCTAGTCTAGGCTTGCTAGATAGAGGTTCCTATTTTTAAGGGTAGATGCTTTCAAGAGGAACGGCAAGAAGGAACCTGAACTCAGAACCAATACTAAGACTCCGGTCTTCTAGTAGAGTAGGGTGTGCTAACTAACCTTCGGATTGGTGTCTCCTGTTCGCCCTGCTTGTCTCTTTTAGGATCGTTCGAGGCTCTCCGATCTCTTATTCTGCTATCATTATACGGGAACCCTATAGGTAGCTCAAGCCTTGTTTTGTCGTTGCGTTCCGACTCCGATTCCTCTACTATTATGGGTGATGAATAAGACATTCAAAGAGTTCAAACAAATGGATGCACAAGAGATGGAGGAGTTCTTCCGTCTGGCTGCATATTACTTCCAAGATAATGCAGAGGATCTGCCGAACTTACCGGCTCTGGAAATTGCTGGCAAACTGATTGATTGCTATAGCTATATGAAAGAACGTCTGGGTAATTGAGTTGCCGTTCCTTTAAAGTTCCGATATTCTTATAGATGATGAAGATTAAACCTACTGATAAAGTCGAAGTTAAAGTTAAGGGAGAGGGATATGATCGCTACGAAAGCGGAGGCCTCTTCAATAAGACCTACAAAGGTACCTGGGAAAAGGTTCTGACTAAAATCTCTGAAAACCATTCCTACGGAACCCCTGTAGGAACTGATGAAGATGGAGAGACTGCTACCTGTGAAGATGTTCTTCAATATATACAGGAATGCAATGGTGATGGTTGTGATTACATTTTCCACTTCGAAGTAAAGAAGGATGGAAAGAGCTGGTGGGTCATCGATGATGAACCGATGGATGAAGAAGATGTTGACTGCGATTAAGAGTTCCGATATTATTAGAACAATGAAGATTGACGGAAAAATTACAGGTGCTGTTTTTCGTAACAGCGAAGTGGAAGCTGGTATCTCTTACACCGGCAATGAGGGTGTGGTGGAGATTAAGCTCAAGTCCGATTTGGACTCTAACTCTTCCTATACCTACGTCTTGTCGCATTCCTGCGCTAAGCGGTTGGTTGAGCAGATTCGTCTAGCTCTAGACTTTTAATCATTATGACATATACACATCAAGAGGCCCTAGACCTCTTTAAACGTCAGGGTGAAAGGGAGCGTGACATCATTCGAAGGATTGCTTCCCGGAGACTGGTCTGGCAGGGATACAATGAGATCGCCTCGGCTGATGTTGATCGTGAAATTTGCAATATCTGCAACGAGTATGAGGGTGCGTTTTCTGAGATCATGTATGAGTATCTCGAAGACTTCCTTCGGGGTTACAAATCGCTTTCCTAATCATGGGCACTACAATTACTGATCCCTCCCAGATCTTCGCATACGACGAGGATGGCAATACAATCATTCCCGGTGATATGGTCGTGTATCGCCGTAAGCTATACAAGGTTGAGTCGATGGAGCATGAGATCTCCAACGATGGGTACTACACCGAGAGGGTAGTCTTGCTTCTGGAACACTTTAAGACTGGCAAGCAAATAGTGGTCGAGGATTTTAAGGTTGAGGTTCTAGGTTAGTTCCGGTACAATAATTGGTGATGAATATGAAAATCGCAAACGTCAAGACGCACCGCATTGAAGGTCGTCGTCAAACTGGTCACGCTTACTTCTTTATTAAGAATGAGTCAATCGTAGAGAATCTGCAGAATCGACGGAACCGTCCTACGAAAGAGTTCCGGAAGCTTTTGAATGAAGCTCTCTTCGGTCAGCTGGAATGTACTCCTCATCAGATCGGACGTATTACTTGGTCCCAGCGCTGTGGGTGTTCCTGTGGCTGTAGCCCTGGGTTCCGTATCGAAGGTTTTTACGGCAGAGATATTTTCATTGACGTTGAATAAACGTTCCGGTATTATTATCTGTGATGAATAAGAAAGAAACAATCTACGAAAACTATCCCTTCTGGGATGCGTACAAAGCAGTCAAGAACGGAGAGTGGACCGAAGAGGAATTCCATCTCTGGGCTACAACGGTTTGGAATGATGGAGCGGACTCTTTCGTAGAAATGGGCTTGAACGAAGAATAAAGTTCCGGTACTATTAATATAATGAACATCAAGAAAGAGCTTCAGCTCCTCAAAGACACAGGCAAACTCTCCACCCACCCGCATATCTTCTGTGTGAAGTGTGAGGGGAAAACTACCGCGTTTGGATCTAATCTTCAAGGTAAGATTGAACGTGCAGGAGGATTAGAACCTCTTCTCTCTACCTTCGAGTGTCGTGAATGCCGCACCGCTGGTAAGCCCAAGAAGGCTCCTAAAGCTCCCAAGCGTAATAAAAAGGCCACGCGCGAATACCGCAAGGTTGAATTGCTGAAGAACCTTCCGAAGATGAACTTTGTTCGTCCTGAGCCGGTGGTCTTAATTAACAACCCCGAGTATGCTGCGATTGTAACCGCACATGCTTGTCAGCGCCCGGACGTCTTCCTGGACTCAAACCGCTCGTGCGACTTCTGCTCACTCTACGAAGTGTGTAAGGCTCCGAATCGGAAGCTGAGCTCACAGGGCTGGCAGATAAAGGTTGCCGCCTAATAAGAGTTCCGATATACTGATAGGTGATGAATAAGAAAAACAACGTCAAAAAGCAACTCGAAGTGATCAACGTCCGCCTGGAGGTCCTGATCAACAAGTGGAACAAGCAGTACGACCAGAACATTCAGGAGCTGTTGCAGCTCTCGACTCTGCTGCAGAACCTGGAAACAGGCTCACTCGAAACGAATAAAGCGCTCTTGAAGCCTTCGAAGACTAACAAATTTCCGGGACTGTTTTAAGTTGCCGATCAATAACAGTTCCGATATACTGTATATATGATTAAGACACCGAAAGCTAAAGAGTACGGCAAACGCATGCAGGTCATCTCCCACATGTACCTCAACAAGAACGCTAAGCTGTTCCGGAACACGCAGTGGGAGGAGCAGGATGTCAAGATGATTTTTGACGACGCACGCAATCTCTATCTCGTCGGATTGTATATGATCGAAGGAGATTTCGATGCTGCGATGGGGCTTGCCTCTGAGCTGGATACGCTCGTCCGGGATGAGATTCCGAACTCGGTCTGGAACTACCTCGAGAAGTTTACCATTGACCAGGAATAAGGGTTCCGGTATAATGACTTTGATGAATAAGAAACACACTGTTAACGAGCTGGCTGACCTTCTGGTTAAGCTGGGCACGAAGAGAAATGGCACCGAGCATGGTCTGAACTACTGCTGGGCTTATGGTACCCTGACCGCTCTGTTCGATCAGGCACGTTTTAGAGACGCTCAAGAGATCGTCGATCGTAAGTTCGCTGAGGTTGAGAAGGAGCTTGCTGCTGCTTAATAGTTCCTGTAATATTATCTTTGATGAATAAGAACAACAACAAAAAATTCCTGATGGACCTTCTGGCCTTTGTCAGGTTCATTCACAACAACCCGAACATGGACCTTCAGCGGAAGTACTCTGCGATCGTCTCCACGATCGGGCACGACATCAACGGCATCCTGGCTGAAGACCAGTTCTTCTCTCCGAGGGTGACTGGTTACTCCAACTCTGATCTGATCTAATATGAGACAGCAAACACCGACCCTCGTCGATCTAGCCAAGCGCCGCTCACTCGTCCCGGAAGCACCGCACCCTTATGTAGCAGGCTTTCTGGGTGCCTTTCTAGGACATCTCGAACGGACTGTACCAGGAGTTGAGGATGCAATTCGTAAAGAGATTGCTCGTCTCGAGAAGGAGAAGATCTAATGAAGACTACTAACGATGTCGTCCTTGAGCTCCTGGACAGGGATGCAGAGGCTGAGGAGCTTGAAGCTCTTGTAGCAGATATCAAAGCCATCCTCTACTCACCCTTTCAGCCAATCGACATGAAGATCACTAACTGCAAGCTGGCGATCGGAGAAGCTGGATACTAAGTAGCTTTCATACCCAGGTGGTGAAATGGCAAACACTGCGGACTTAAAATCCGCTGCCGATAGGCTTGTGGGTTCGAGTCCCACCCTGGGTACCAAATAACTTGACGATCAAATAAAGTTCCGCTATACTGATAAGTGATGAATAAGAAAATCAAAATCAACGATCGGACCTCGAACTTCAACATGTCTTCTCTTCAAGGGTATGTCAAAACGACATATGCCCATCTCGTCGAGAAGCTGGGGGAGCCTGAGACCGACTTCGATAAATCGACCGCTCATTGGACTCTCGAAGCTCCAGATGGAACTGTTGCGACGATCTACGACTACAAAGAGTACACCACCCCTCTCGGTGAATACTATTGGCATGTCGGAGGTCATAACCGAACCAAAGCCCTGCTCTTGGTTGAGATCGCCACTGATGTTATTCCTATCACGGAACAAGCTCGTCAATGGAACCCTTATGGAGGAGGGCGCGACTAATAGCAACGACCAACGATTAGCCCCGTATAGAGATACCAACACTTTTTTAGAATAAACTAACGCAATGAACATGACATACTGTCAATTCGAAAACACCCTGCAGGATCTACGTCAGTGTAGGAATACGCTCCGGGAGGCCGGCTCATGGGAAGAACTAATCGAAGACAAGTCGGAGTATGAGATCCAAGCCTTGAAGGATATGCCCGGGGTGTTGGCTGAGATGCTTCGCTATTATGACAACCTGTAATATGAAAACCAACGTAACCATCTCGCGCGCGCTCCATGACCACCTGCTCGCGAGCGATCAAGCTTCGCTCCAGCTCCTTTTCAAGATCCACAAAACCAAATGGCATCTTAGTGGGGTTACTTTCTACAACGTTGGTGCGTGGTATCTGGAATGGATAGATGCAGAGCACAGACATTTTCTTTCGCAGCAAGAGTGTAGGCGGCACCTTGTTGTGAGTCAAGTAGAGTAAACCGCCCTTATTCATCATCAAAAGACCCGAGACTGGCTTCTTGCTAGTCTCGGGTTCTTCTTTTACTCGAGAGGATAGACTTAAGAATGAGACTTCATTCTTCTACCTGAGTACCCCCAGCTAACAAACCTTCGCTTCGTCAGCTGTTCGCCCTGATTTCTGGTCGAGGCTCACCCTTTCCTTTATTCTGATATCATTATATCGGAACATGTTTAAGGCATCAACCTATTTCGCGGATAGGTGGATGTTTTGCGTATTTTTAAACCTGTGAAGACCGAGACTTAAGTCTACCCCGAGCAGTATGAAAAGGGGAATAGTTCAAATCTCCCTTGAACTATTCACGAAAAACTACGGCTCCAGGAGAGCTAAGACCGCTTTCTTACTTGCTTATCTTTAAAGTTCCGCTATTATTATAGGTGATGAATAAATCGAAAGACATTAAGCCGTTGCTCAAAATCAAAAAGCAATCTGATATCAAAAGCTTTAGCTGCTATAAAGAATTTGATGATGATCATCAGCGCTGCGCCTACTGCAAAATCAACGACATCAAAATCGAATTTTGGTGGTATGACGATTTGGCTTGCCTCTATTATTGGAAGGATTCGAAAAAGGCTTTTAAGGATCTCTTAAGCTGCATTGAGAATGAGGTCTATATGGCGAAAAATTACGAATTGGACTTCCCCGAAGACGTCTAATTCATTTGCCGAATCATTAAAGTTCCGCTAATATTAAAAGTGATGAATAAGAAAATCAAATACGGATTGAAAGTTAAAGGTGAAATTTTTGAAGTGAAGGATATGATGGATGAGTGTCCTTTTGAAGGAAGTGAGTTTGCTTATTTGGCAGACATTTCCCCTTCTGAAGATGTTGAAGGTGAGTTTGATATTTCCATTATTTCCGATAATGAGGGCTATACTCATTCAACTGCTGATTTTGAGGAGTATGGAATTACGGATGTGGAAGTAGTTGAGCTCTAATTAAAGTTCCGATATCATTATAGGTGATGAATAAAGCATATATCATAATTGCAAATAGTGAATGGGGCGAAGAGCGAATTATGTCCGTCTATAACGATCGCAAAATCGCTGAAAAGACGTGCGCTGAATTGCAAGAAAAAGGTTACGGAGATTGGGATGAGTTTCGGATTGAAGATTGGCCCTTTAATGAAGAACTTTTTAGGGCTAATTTGGATGAAGTAGTTGACGAAGAATAATTGTTCCGCTAATATTATAGGTATGATGAATAAAGAATTCAAATTGAAGATGGCGAAATATTTTGAGTCCGATTATGAGAATATGAAAGGAGAGGATGGAAGGATAGAAATTTTTAATAGTTATGGAGGTGTGGAGGAAGTGTTGAGTAAGAAGAAATATTTTTCTGAATTGAAGAAGGTGAATAGTTTTGAAGATTTGGAAGGATTTTGGGACTTTATTAGCGGAGGAAATGCAATAAGTTTCGGATGTTTGATTGATGATATTTTGAAACAAAAGATTGCTTAAGCTTTTTAGTTCCGCTATACTGTTATCTGATGAATAAGAAAATTACAATCACGCTCGAGTTGGACGCAATTGCAGTTGGTAAGATTGAGGCGGCTGCTGAAGGAGATATCGCTTCTCTTCTCGAGAGCGAGATAAACGAGAATCCAGACGCGTTTATTGAAATGATGGGGTACGATAATTGGTAGTTGACCTACCATTACAGTTCCGATATACTTAACGAGTAATGAGAATCAAAATTACTAAAGGTTGTGAGGTTGAGTCTTGGTCAGGTCGTTATGACGGACCTCTTGTCAGGATCAAAAAAGGGGATGTGTTTGAGGTTGAGGATGAGGATGTTGATGATGACAACTACTCTCATATTGGGGATGATGGGTATCCCAATTTGTGGATCCCAAAAGAGAATTGTGTTGTCCTTTAATTAAAGTTCCGCTATTATTAGAACAATGAAAGCACAACTGACCCAGTACGAATGTTTGAAGCTGATCCGTAAGCCGACTCTCGGCCGCGGTCCGGTCTTTAAAGACAAAACCAAATACAACCGCAAACAAAAGCACAAAAGGAGCTGGTAATGAAAGAGATTGTTTACCTCAAGTCCGATAAGGACGTTGTAGATTTCATCGAGAAGAATAGAGCTCAGGCCCAGGCTGAGGCCGTAATGGGTGTCATGCTCTGGCTGTCTGCTGAGAGCATCATGGTAGAGGTTTGGAAGAATTAAACTTTTCCTTGCCGTTCCTGAGAGGTTCAACCATAATCATTTTTGCAATATGAGTACCGCAACTGAAACAATGCCGAAGACGCGCAGCGTCAAGGCCAGCACGCCTGAGAAGGCGAAGAAGGAGACGACTCCCAAGCTCGTCTGTAACGTGACGGGTGTTGCCCGTTACACCAACGCAACCTACTTGGCTAACAAAGCCAAAGCTCGCAATACTAGCGTGCCAGCTCTTCTGGCCACGTACGTGAGCCGCCCTGTCGCGAAGCTGCTTCGTGAGGGTAAAGCTGTTGCTGAGATCCAAGGCATCTTGGGTGTCACCTACAACAGCCCGCTCGCCGATACCAGCGCTGAGGATATCCTCCGCTTGAACGGTAAGCAAAAGCGTAGCTAAACTATCCCCGGGGGCTTGTCCCCCGGGCCTCTTTCCATGGATACAATTACTGAAACACCTAAACGTCGAGGACGTCCTCCCGGTACCGGCAACCCTAAGCTTAAGCTTCGATGCCTCATTACCAATAAGACACGTCCTTCCAACATCAACTACTTGACTCGAAAGGCAGAGCGTTGTGGTGTTGATCTTGACACTGTCATCAACAACTACATCTCTAAAGAAGCTTTGCATCAGATCGTGGGTAGCCCGCAGTTCGATGATACAACCAAAGCGCTCTTACTCAAGCTGAACGGTGGTACCCGGACACGTACGAAGAAAGACCCGAGTCTTCAGTCTTAAAAAATCCTGTTGCAGGCCTATTAGTGTTCCAATATACTGATAGGTGATGAATAAGAAATACATCCTCATTGACCTCTATACTGGCAAATCTGAACAGATCCCTACTGAAGAGCTTAAAGAAGCTACTTGGGGAATGAAGGCCAAAAAAGGTGCTTTGAAGGTTTGGAAGGGTGAAGAGTATTTGGTAGTTGAGGTTCCTGAATAGAACCTCTACAATTTAAAAAGAATTGGGCCTCGGCGAGACCGATCCGATTCACAGAGGAGCCATCCGGTCCCTTTAAGAAGCGCTCGAGAGCTTCACCGGATAGATTTTCGTTGCAGTTCTTTTACAGTTCCGTTAGAATAAGTACAGATTTGAGAGAAGGTTCGCTACCAAGAAGGGTTGATCGCCGGAAAAGAGGTAGTGACGAAAGCGTCGGACCGTAATGGCAAGGCCTCATTCTCATCTTAAAATATCTCCGAGGTAATAGCCAGAAGGAGGGTCTGGCGCCCAAGCGGGGAGAATAAAACCTCCAAGATTTCTTTGACAATTTGAGTGCGTGGCGAAAGCCGCGTTAGGGATAGTGCTAAAAAATAACTCGCCCATACAACTACACACCGACAGGATCAGGCGAAGGTCGGGGAAGCAAGGATCCGCGTTAGCACACGCACTTATTTTCTCTGCGGTCATTGAGGGGTCTGTAGCCCAGGATGGAGGTGATAGTCCACCGAAGACAGACAGCGACCTGAGCCGTAGACATTTTTTGACAGCGGTGTGGAAAGCCGTGGACACACAGAACCGAGATGTTCTTTGTCGACCAGAACATCCGTGCTTCCTGGGGCTGTTGGACTCTCCGGAGACCCGCCCAGAGCCAGAGTAACGCCTGGTCTGTCAAGACTCTCGAATTGGTTTCCGGTGATCCAGACAGCTCTATATGCGAATAGGTGGCGCGGTGAGCTGATCAAAAAACCGGGTTGCTCGTTGCGAGAACAAGCGAGACGCTGTTTTGTTTGCGAAGTAGTGTCTCGATGTAGCTCTCAAACAAAATAGGAGAGAGAAGGGGTGAAGGGGGTCTTAGATTGCTGTCTTAGCTTGACTGTGCATTAAGGTTCCGATAGACTGATTGTACATTCGAAACAACGCCGAGCCTCGGGCGCACATCAGGGCTAACAGCGGACGACGCGAAGGTTTGTTAGCTGGGGGTACTCGTATAGAATACTTCAGTCTTGGGTCTGAGAAAGATTTTCATTGCCGTTAGCGAAGTGTTCCGCAATAATATACGTATGATGAATAAAGCTGACACACTCAAAGCGCTGCAATCGAAACTCTCTAGCGACACTCGCTGGGCTCAGCGCGCTCTCCTCGCGATCTTCCGCAATCAGACTGCCGACGAGCAGATCAACGCTGATGTAAAGCATCACAATCAGATGGGCTTCCGCTGCATGGACTCCATCATCCTCACCAGCTTCGCCAACCAACTTCAGACTCGAGGCTCCCTTTCACCGAAACAGATGAGCATCGTCTTCCGTCTGATGCCCAAATACGCTCGTCAGCTGATGAAATTTTACGGCGACAAAATTCAGCTGGCGCTCTAATAACAGTTCCGCTAATATATTTGTATGATTGATAAGAACGAAATCCGAACTGCCAACTACTTGTGCGACCTGGCGTTGCAGGTTGGTGCTAAGAAGCATGGAACGCACGCTGGTAACAACTACAGCTGGGCGCTGGGGGTCATGACTGCTCTCTTCGACCAGGTCCGTCATGGTGCAGACGCCCAGGCAGTGATCGACCGCAAGTGCGCTGAGCTCGAGAAAAATCTTGCTGCTTAATAACTGTTCCGCTAACATTTACGTATGAATAAGAACACCTTCAAATTCGAAATCAGCTTCAATCTCAACACCGCGAAAGGCGAGAAGCTCGATTGGCGCTCCATCCAAGACTTCCGCGATAGCCTCGAAGGCTTCGTCCGCTCCTGGAACGGTCATGATGGCTACTTCTACGCTTACGGGCCCGGGCACGATACGGATATCGACCCGACCGCAATTAAGGTCAAGCGGGTCAAGAAGCTTGCCCGCTAATAAGAGTTCCGCTAATATTGTATATGATGAATAAGTTCAATAAAGAAGACTTCCGCAAGGAAGGTAAGTACCTGCTCTGGGGCCCGGAGCGTAAGTTCGTAGCACGCTTCAAGTATAGCGGCCCCTTCACGATGGCTAAGTTCCGCAAGGAGCTCATCGCTAACCACACCCCCGAGTCTTACTTCGAGGCTTACGACGCAGGCAAAGCGCCCCTCGAGATCCTCAAGGATAAGAACCCCGTCTGGTATCGCGACACGCTCGAGGCCTTCAAGAACCGCTTCTAAGATTATGAGCATCAAAGTCACCGTTGAATCCAATTGGGTGGGCCCTAGAGAGCACTTCTTCGATGATTGGGGCAATGCTGAAGAGTTCGCCTTTGCTATGAGAGAGTGCCAATACAAGACGAAGGTCGAGGAAGTACTTGCCGGCGAATAAAGGTTCCGATATACTTTAGACAATATGACAAAGACAGACCAACTCGTTAATGCTCTTCGTGAGCGCTTTGCCACCGACGCTTATCCCGTCACCCACCCTCATACCGACTCTCTCGTGATGGGTTACTTGAAAGGTATGCTCGGGGTGATGGAGCACTCGAACGATAAGCTTCTGGACTGCATCGACTACCACCTGCAGGACACCCTCAAGTACAACGCTACGTACAAGATCTAGCTTGACCGGTCATTAGGGTTCCGGTACAATATTGGTATGATGAGAAACGAAAAAGCGATACTGAAACTGAAAGCTCACCTCCATATGGTCTTTGGCCTGGCCAACGATCTGAACGGAGAGTACGGCCCGGCAGCCTCCCTCATGAAGATGTATGGTGAGGCCTTCAACCACATCACCTGCGACCTGATGCCCCAGATGGGCATGACCGAGGATGAGATCGTCGATCTAGTCTCCTCGATGGACGAGCTCACTGACCCGAGCATCGTGCGTGCAGCCCTTCAAAGCGCCTAATATGCAAACAGTACGCATCTTCTCACAAGACCTAGACGCTATCGATCGCTCGAAGGGTCAATGGGCCTTCACCTCGGACTGGAATCTGCCTCGTAAGTACGCCTTCACCTACTTCACAAACAAGGATGGAGAGAAGGCGGCTGAAGAGTGCTATCGGATCACCAACGCTCCTTTCGAAGCTCTCAATGAGTTTGAGAAGCATATCGCCGAACTGTTCAGAGCTACCAAGACCATGAGCCTGTCCGTGGGTGATGTGGTGCGGGTGGGCGATGAGGTTGAGTATCTCTGCGCCTCAGAAGGATGGCTCTCCCGGAGGTATGCATGAGCCACGCCGACACCGTCTACATCAAGGATCTGGAAGAGCGGGTTGAGGAGCTTGAGGTGGCTATCGAGAAGGCTCTCGAGGCTGAGGACTTCGATGAAGCTCGCGAGATCCTAGAAGAAGTTAATTGACCATCTTTAAGAGTTCCGATATACTAATAGCATAATGAATAACGGCAGACCCTTAACGCTCCAAGAGGAGGAGGACTTGTTTAAGCTCCAGCAATCGGCCGAGAAGATGTACTACGCTCTCAAGACGTTGCTTGAGTCTCGGAAGCTTAAATGTCTGCTCGAGGTTAATGACAAGATGGCTTTCGATCAAGCTAGCAAGGCCATCAAGCTGTACGAAGACAATCTCTTTCATCTCTAATATGAACAACGAACACATTCAGGCTGCCCTTACTTGGGCTCTCACCTTCACAGGGCTGTTGCTGGTGGCTGCTCTGATCGGACTGGCCGGGGCGCTCTTCAAGACAGTATGCCATCTCTTCGACATCAATCTATGATCATCAAACGCACATCAGAGTTCTCGGGCATCACGCGCGAGGTTAACCTCCCGGTCACCGTCGAGCAGATGGGACGGTTTGAGTCCGGTCTTGAGACGCTCCAGGACATCTTCCCTCACCTCAATGTCGATGATCGTGAGTTCATCAAGACGGGCATAACGGCAGAAGAATGGGATCAGATGTTCGCTGAGACCACTATCTAGTTGACTGTCCTAATAAGTTCCTTTAATCTATACACAATATGAAAATCGCTCTCTTAATCCTTCTGGTCATTGCCATCTTAATCGCTGGCCCGCTCCTCACCATCTGGGCCCTCAACACGGTCTTCCCGGTCTTGAACATCCCCTTCAGCTTCTGGACGTGGCTGGCAGTGATTGTGCTCCAGCTCCAGCTGGTGTATCGCCCGTCCAAATAAGCTTGAGGTTCATTTACTGTTCCCTTAATATATAGGTATGATGAATAAAGACGATTGGATGTTTGAAGTGATAGTGTATATGACAATTGGCCTCTTCATTTTTGTAGCCTTCATTAAGCCAGTTGTGGATGGCATCTATCAATAAGACTCTTATGCGATTCTTATCACCTGCCATTAAAGCTCTCATCCTTATCACCCTCATCATCTTCATGGCTATTAGCCTCATCGCATTGCGCGATTGATTCTTATGCAACAGAAACAAAAACAAAAACTGGTCAACAACCAAATCAACTCCATCCGTAAGGGCATCAAAGCTCTCCAACAGATGAAGAAGAGCGGGATGTATATCGACAACCGTCAGAAGAGGGCTCTGTCCTTCATCACGGCTGAAGAGCTCGCCCCTCTTTGTTGGGACTAGTTAATGATTGGTTAAGTAGTACAAGTCCTTACTAGTTGTTATGGGTAAGGTTGTACTACGAGTGGATGGCTAGACATCTACATTGAAACATAACAGGGGGTGGTTCTAGCGCCACCCCTTCTTTCTAGAGCCGGTACGTGCTCTCTAGCACCCCCGGGGATATAGACCCAAGTACGGGAATTTATAGATATAGACAAAGGGGGGTGGATTTTCTATAGGTGCA